TCAAGCGGCTTGTGTCAAGATCTGTTTCATCTCTTGCTCTATTTCCTCTAAGAATATCTCAACTGCTTGATTGATCTGTTCAATTTGTTTCTCATCACGGTGGATACGTTTAATTTTCATGCGCAAACGAAGGGATCTGCCTACAAAATGCGGATCATAGCTGACAAAATCACACCATTGACGTCCTGTACATGCCATTTGGAATTGCATTTGTGCCTTATATTCAGGCTTGATAGTGCCATCCATATAAAAGCGTAGATGCTTGGTGGAGTGTGGGCATTTGACTTCAACTAAACCCTCCTCCCCAATCAATCCATCAGGGCTTGCTCCAGCCATTTCTATGGTGGGATGTTGAATGAAACCACATTTTATGACCTCTGTGTCATAAATGATGGCATATTCTTTTAGTGCATCCTCTTCATGCTCAATGCCCCATTGCATAGCTGGTGTTAGATAAGATTGGCTTATTTCCTCTGTTAATCGCTCTGTCATGAGTTTGATTTTGTACTCCTCATATTTGCTAGTAGGTGTTCCTTTGGCTGTTTTACTGAGCACATTGTAAATGTTTGAAGCAGTGACTTTGCCTAATCTTGCTTGAAACCACTCTGCTGTTCTTTGCTCCATGTTACACCGCCGTTTGCTGTTCTTGTTGTGAGAGAGATTGCTCTGCTTTTGCCATTTGTTTGTTTCGTTTATCTTTCAAAAGATGCAATACCGTTTGAGCCTGTCCATCAGACATATCGGCAAGATTGTTGACTTTGGCATAAGCAAGTATCTTGGTTTCTTCTGTTTGGGTTTGTGCCATGAGTGTTCTGATCTCACTGATCTGCTGCGGAAATGCACTTGTGAGAGGCACGTTCCCATCCGTATCATCATCTGCACTTACAACATTAAGAAGCATGCCTAAAAGATATCTGCGTGCATAGGTGATAGCAGAGCCAACCGCTTGTATGTTTGATTTACATCCTTTCGTATCATGAGGAAATTTTCCTTCTGTTGCTATTTTATTTCCAGACGGATGCGTCAAAGTCATTTCTACGCTTATGCTGTCTGAACTCTGTTCCTTGATACGAGAAAACAAAGCAAAGTGGTATTTTGAAAGGGTCTCCTTGATGGCATCAATGTACTGATCAAGCGTAGCATATTGGCTATTGGTATGGGTATTTGTAGCGTTTTTTTGTATTTTTTGATATTCCCTTTGCATAGCGGAAAGGTCAGCAACAAAGCTTTGATAGTTTTGTCGTTCTATTTCCTTTTCGCGCAATGCGATCAGACGCTCGAGACGGTCCATATCGACATCGTTTTCTAAAGCTCTGGTTAAAATGCGATCCATCGCCGTTGCTTTGATTGCACAATCTTTTGTTTTTTCCACTAATTCAGTTTGCGTGATACTGAGTTCACTCATCTTGATTTCCTCCATTGAAGCGCAATTCCCCCGTGGCGTGAATCACGCATCTGTTAAAATAGGTGTTTTGGTTGTTAGAGTTTGGATTTTATAGGCTGTATGATGTCATCAGTTTGTAATATTGCTGTATGTGCGCGTAAGTTATGATACATAAGTGAAATAAGGATTTTGTTAGCATAGGGGGACCATTTTAAATCCAGTACACATAAATGGTATGCATTCATATGAATATGTAAATCCCAATAAGCCATTTGATGACATCATTGTTTTAAAATTATCCTCACCTAAAAAATCATGCATTATATCTTCAGAAATTATGGTATCTACATAAGGCTCGTCTTTATACCCAGAGATAGTGATACAAAGTTCACCTAGATTGTGCGTATTTCTCACAACTAACTGTGCACATAAGGTAGGTTTAATTTCATATTTATACATGATTTATTTTTTCTCGTTTGTTGTGATACGACTTTCTCCGCAGATCTCTGAATCTCCGTAAATTTTTGCGTCGCCATAAACTCTTGCATTGGGATAAACAATTGCATTTCCGTAAATCTGTGCGTTTTCAAAAATGCGACCACCACCATATACTCGGGCGTTATTATAAATTTTTGCATTGTCATAAATTTTTGAACCCCAAGTAACACAAGCATTATCATAGACCCAGCAATTGCCATCATGAGAGAGATTGCTTTCATTTTCTATAAAGCCCCCAAGGTCGCCAGCCTTAACATCATCAAAATCTCTTAAAGCACGAATGCGGTACAATGTATGGCAACTTACAATATCGGTGGTTTCATCAGTCAGTTCGTATTTCTTTTCCATGCTTATTGCCTTTTAATGCATGCTTTGTTTTTTGATTTCTTCAGACAACACACCAATGCCTTTTGTGGTGATTTTTGCGCAAGGAATGACTTTTTCTATTCCACTTGCGGTTTGAAGCGTGATGGTTGGACAATCCATCAGTTGCTTTTGGATTTTGTCTTGATACGGAAGCAAATTTCCACCTGCTGCACGTCTGTAAACCCAACCTTTTTGCTGTAAAAATTGAATGAATTGTTTTGGTTGCATCTCGAGTATTTTAGCAGCTTCTGTAAGACCGAAGAGCCCATCATGGCGCTGTAAGCTTTCAAGAGCCATGGCTTTTGGTGTTAAATCTTCAATGATGGTGTCTTTTTGATCTATTTGACCTTGTAGGTAATTCAAAAAGCCAATCATAGCTTTTGGACTTGAATAGTCGATTTGTGGTGTTATTGCTTGCTTTACACGCTTTTCACATTCGATAAAGTATAAACGTGCTTCTCTCCCTTTCTGATTGTTCTCAAGCATAGAAAGTTCTTTTGCTCTATCGAGTGTGAGATAATAATTAATTGCCATAACAGCCCTAGATTTTGCGTTCGCCAAATTTGGCGAGCGCAAATCTTGTGTTTTTATAAAATCTTGTCCTTCTATAAAATTGTATTTGCTAATACGATCTTTAATCCAATTGGAAAAATCACGTTTTGCCTCTAAGAATGCGTGTAGATCACGTGCATTAACAGTTTGAACAATATCCTGACCAATGACTTGTTCTTTAATCTCTATGAGAGTGTTCATGATGAACTCCTATGCAGTCTGTTTAATTTTATTTTTAAGATGCATCATGATAGCTGCTCGTATTTCAGGGCTTGAAAAATCGATTTGAGGATTAGCTGCTTGCTCTTCTAATTTTTTCCAATAATCTATGATTTTTGCGCGTAATACAGTGTTGTAACCTAAAATGACAATAAGAGCTTCACGTTTAGGAAGATGGTAACAAGGAAGAGTACGACCTGTTGAATCTTTGTATAATCCAGCAAAATTACTCAGGTCGATTTTAAGTTCGCTAAATAGTTTACGAATATCTCGCATTACATGGCCATGTCTTTTACCGCATAACTCTGCAATTTCACGGCTAGACATAGTTTGAACAGTTTCCTGTTTGATTGTATTTTGTTGAATAGCAATAAGCTTTTCCATTACGGACCTCATATTGATGGGATTGATAGATTAAAGAAGGCGCTTTTACACGCGCCCTTAGAATTTAAATGACATCACTAAGACGCAATTTATTTTGCTCTTCATAAGTACCGTAAATCTCATCATTATATTTTTCTTTTGCTAAATCATCTAAAAGTCTATTGTAGGCATCACTTTCACGTATAAAGTAATGGACTTCACTATCCGCATCGAGGCGTTCAATATTTTCTTCTACATATGCTTCTGCGATCTCTTCAGAGATATCTTCACAACTCTTCTCAGAAGGATTCACGCGAAGAATTTGTGTTGCATCCTCTGCCTCATCAATAATTGCTTGAACTTGGCTTGCATCAAGTGGTCCTGACTGACCAATGTGTTGATCATCATCATACACAACTAATAAAATTTCATCGGAATGAATAAGAATTGGCTTTTCCATGATTTCCCCTCCCTAACGCCCCTTGGCAATTGTTTGTGTTAATTTATGGATATATTAGTACAATATGAATGAAATACAGTCAAGTACAAAATGTACTATTTTTTTCAAAAAAAATAAAAAATGACGAATCATCGACTAATTTAAGAATCAATAAGCATGCAGTTTATTGTAGAATCAATAATCTGCTATGACTTGCTGATGGCATCTAATTGATAACTTAAATAGAGAATCTTAATTGTACTTACATGTCAAGAATAGTGCGTCGTACACGACCTATTATAGAAATGGCACCTTCAAGTTTTGGAGCTTTTATTGTTTTATCGTACGAAGCAGGCTGAAAAGGAGGATTATCATTTGGTCTATATCGCTTATATGTAGCTTGCCCAGTTTCATCTGCAATTACATAGCAGGCATTAGGTACAAGCTTTTTGTCTCGCATATTTACAAGTATTATGGAATCTGGAGGACTAATTTTATTCATGGACGCACCATCCACACGCAATGCAATCCATTCACCGGCAGGAAGATTAACAGCTTCTGTCATAGGATAATCTGAAAAATCCATTATCCCATCTTGCCCGCTTAACTCTCCAGCACTAATCCATGAAATAAGAGGAATACTTATATTAAGACTAGGATTTTCTTGAGGAGATTCACCATATAAAATCCATCCCGGATCGACGTTAAATACTTGTCCATAGAGTTCGGCTTTTTGTCGAGAAACAGGACGATTTCCATTTTCATGACTAATTAGAGTATTTTGATTAAGAGCTGATATAGCGCGCGCAGCCTCGCTCGGTGTTGCATACCCAGCATTTTTACGTGCTATTTTAAGTCTATCTTTTGGCAAATAACTCATTCGTACATTATCCACTATTTTTTTCATTCATTGTGTACTATTTTGTCTTGATTTTAAATTGTACGTAATGTACTATTTTGATCATGGTTAATAATTTTTATGTCAAAAATTTGATTGAGTCTTGGGGATCTATAGGTCAATTTGCAAAGGAAATCGGTTGTAGCTATGAAGCTGCACGTAAAATGCGCGATCGCAATAGTATTTCTCCAAAATATTGGAACATAATTATCCAATTGTCTGAATCCAAAGGTCCACCTTGGGTTACGCTAGATTGGTTTCTTCATATGTATGAGAATAAATCTCATGGTGTTTCTCTTCTAATAACAGAACAAGGAAAAAGTACGATTTCTTTAACGGAGAAGTTTACAACATCGGATGGGGCAATTTGTATGAATAATTCTACAGACAACAACAAACACTCACAGCATAATTCACAGGCTTAAAGAAGAAAGATCATGAGTAACAGGATATTGAAGAAACTCTATATGCAGCTTTGTAGATTAATAGGTTGTAATTCGAAAATGAAGAATGGAGATAGATTGGTGAAAGAATTTAGACGGATACCGGATCGTGATTGTAGCATAGAAGATCTTGTGAAACGACACGAAACTCACACAACAATTCTTAAAAAACGAGAAGAATGGCATAAGTCAAAATTTGATAGTTGGATGAGATGGCATGAAGCCACTCTTGCAGAGCGAGATAAGTCAATTGAACAACAGCAAGTAGTACTTGAAAACCTATCCACTTTAATTAAGCAAAAAAATAAGACACTGTATGAACAAAGATTAAAGTTGGCTTCACAAATGGAGCTAATTGATAAATTAAATAATAAAATCATTTGCTTAATTAACAAAAAAGAAGAACCAAGATTGATCGATTTTATTTTTGCAGGAGAATGCTTTTAATTTTGGCATCAAAAAAACCACAAATGAGGATTATCAGCCAAAAAGGAATATTCAGAGCCAAATTCATCATATGTATCTTTTGAGCGTGGATATGAGGCCCAAAAATGAACAGTGAATGTTTCCTCTGGGTTAACAATCGAAGTGTGGTCAAGTGTAAAATTTGCAATGTTGCGGGAATTAGGCTTACGGCAGCTAATTATGAAATCTAAAAAAGTGTAGCATTTAGCACGTATAATAAAAAAATTTAAAGCATACTCTGATGAAGCATTTGATTTTATATTTTGGGGACATAACGCAATAAGTTTGGGCGTTGTTCTTTTAATGACGAGGTGTTCAGCTGAAGTTTTAGATGGCCATCTAACGAAAGGGCAAGCATTTTTAACAAACTTAAATGGACTTTTTTTCGATATGCGTATATTCCTTATCATTATATCTTCTTTAGTAAGATTTATAATGCACAATTTCACCCTAACGCGTGAAGTGCCTTCATATTTTTGTGGGAAGAATACTGCCTTCAATTTCAAATATGGTCCCAAATCCCGTGCTTTTTTATCTTCTAATAGAATAGCTGTCTGGGTTTCTGATGCTATAGTTTGTCGTTGGAAGATTTTAAGTTGTTTTTTTAAGCTTCGTTGTTGCACAAAAAGTGTCACCATTCCAGTAACTATCGTAGCAATGATAGGAGCAATCGTAAGATTATCACTTATCCAGTGCAGCAAAAATACAGCACTATCATTTATCCGGTGCAATAAGAATACAACCTTATCAACTATCCATTCTTGCATCTTTCCCCTCCCCACTTTTTTAGAATTGTTGAGAGGATACTTTTTCAAAAACATTTTTTCAAGACAAGCAATCACAACACGCTCTGTCATAGCACGCATATAAATATGTAGAGCCTAAGGGGGGATTATGATCAATAACACGCGAACCATTCTCTGTCTTGATCTAGGTAGCAAGACTGGCTGGGCTATATGCGGTGCTGATGGTCATATATTCAGTGGCGTCATGAATTTTCAGCCCCGTCGCTTTGAAGGCGGTGGGATGCGTTATTTGCGTTTTAAACAATGGCTTACTGAAATGAAGATGACAGCAAGGAGAATTGATGCGGTGTATTTTGAAGAAGTGCGCCGTCATGTAGGGACGGATGCAGCGCATGTTTATGGCGGCTTGTTAGCAACCTTAACGGCGTGGTGTGAACATCACCAAATTCCTTATGAAGGCATTCCCGTTGGGACGATTAAGAAAGAAACGACAGGAAAAGGCAATGCCTCAAAAGAAGAGATGATTAAAGCGGTGTGTGCAAAAGGGCACGCGCCTAAAGATGACAACGAAGCAGATGCTTTGGCAATTTTATATCTAATGAAAGAAGGGGGTACGCATGTCTAATGCAATGCCATGGGTAAGATTTTATTTGTATGACTGGATAAGTGGTACAAATGGAATGACATCTGAACAACGGGGTGTGTATATAACCCTTCTCGTTTGCATGTATGAAAAAAAAGAACCACTTAAAACAGATTTTGAAACGCTTGCACGCGTTTGTCATTGTTCGCAGAAAAAATTTGCAGCTATTGTCGAATATCTCATGAGAAATGATAAACTTATTGAGATAGATGGTCGTTTATGGAATCTCGATGTTGAAGAGGAACTCAATAACCTCAGTGAAGAGTTAGATAATTTTACCTTTAATAATAATGAAGAAAAGGAGGTAAAATATGTCAACTAAATTGGCTTGGACGAGACTTAATACAGACCAGTGGCTATTTAAACTCTCTGATTTACCACCTATGGAAGTCAATGTTTATGTGAAGTTGCGGATAAGAATGTTACACATGCGGGAACCTCTTTTGAATGATGCACGAATATTATCTCATTTTACTTGTTGTACAGTAAAAAGATTTGAAAAGGCGTTAGATTATTTATTTAGATCCGGACACATCATTTGTTTAGAAGATGGACGTTTGTGGAGTTCAGATGTTGAAGAAGAACTCAATAACTCAAACGAAAATTTAAATAAGTTTTCAGAGAGAGCAAAGAAAGCAGCGCAGGCAAAATGGGAAAAATATCATAAAGCAAAAACAATGAGTGATGATCAAGATGCTAAAAATGCTAAGCATGATGCTAACGGTATGCTTAAGGATGCTAAGCATGATGCTTGTGGGGATTTTAGCAATGCACAAGCAATGCTTAATGATGCCATTAACAATAACAATAACATATATAATAAAAAAACTAAAACTATCGTTTTAGCAAAAAAAGAAATTGGTTCTGAAAATTTACAAACAACGGATTTGGTTGAAGAGCCAACAGAGGTTGATGCTGTTGAGAGCCAATCAGATCAAATCGCAACATCATCAGATAACCAACCTCCCATTCACGAGCAAGAAAACGTTCCTAAGAAAGCCAAGCGGTCAAAAGCTAATCGGGGTTGTCGATTACCGGATGATTTCGAACCCGATTACGATTTTGCAATCGAAGAGGGCTTGCCTCCAGAGCGTGTCAAAGTCGAAATCGCAAAGTTTCGAGATTACTGGCATTCAAAAGCTGGAGCAAATGCAACCAAAATCGATTGGCAAGCAACGTGGCGTAACTGGGTGAGAAATTCAAAAAATTACAAACAAGGAGAAAATTATGGAACACAAACCAATTCCCAAACAGGACAACAGCGCGGTCGTGCCTATAGAATTACACAACACATGTCCGATTTCAAAAATGCAGACAGTCCGTACAAATTTTTGTTCGAGGATGATGCAAAACCCTCCATTCCATTGGCTACCGGGCAAAAAGCCATCACCTGCAGAAGCGAAGAGAATTATTTCGTTGGGTAATGAAGCTTTGCAAATGCTTGATGAAAAAGCTTCTGAGGAAGAAATAAAAGCTATGTTTCTCATGCTTTCTGGTGGACTTAAAAGCCAACCTGGAGAAGATGAAAAAGCCACAGCTGTTGCTTATCTTTTTTCTCTCGATGGTTTAAGCCGTTGGGCAATCAAAACTGCAACAAGGGATGTGATGAAGGGTAAAGCAGAAGGCTTGTCGACGACATTTATGCCCGCTTCTGCTGATCTTTTGCTTTACTGTGAAAAGCTTGAAGACGATATTCGAACTACTGTTAAAGGGATATTTACCTCACTCGATAGACCAGAGATTAAGCCGAAAGGAGAACCTATTTCTGCTGAAAAATGGGATAAATTGATGCAAATGCTTGAAAAACCGAAGATTGGGTTAAATCCTTTTCAGTGAAAAGTGCTGATCTTTTTGGATTAGATATGCGTTTAAATCAACAAAAAGGCACCGTACAGCGCGATTTAGAACTTTTTTGATACAAACCACATTAGGAACATAAAACGCACCATACGGTCAAATTTGAGACAAATAACGCTATTGGTAAAATATAGGATGAAAACATGCCCATTTTAAAACATTTGCTCTTAAAAAACCGTAAACAGCCCATGCAAAAAAAATTTGTTGCAACCGCTGTTGGATATGTGCCGTGGGGAGATGGAGCCGCTGAGTATTTTTATAATCTCTACGAATATGAAGACGGTACAAGAGAGTGTGAAAAATTTGATGGCGGTCAGTATTACAAAATACCTGAGAATGCGGACTTTAGCACCAAAGCGCAAGTAAAAGCGTGGATTTATGGGGGTGCGGTACCTAAAAGTGTTCTCAATTATGAACCCCTCATAGACGAGATCAATAGAGAAATTAAAAAATTATCAAAAAACATTTGATGTGTTTTAAGCGAAAAAACGGTCAAGCCAAGTCTTAATTGCTAAGGATGGCTTACTTGCTCTAAAGACGAAATATCCGGCATGGGGTTATTATGCCGAGCTTGCCATAAATCATGCTTTTGTTGCAATTTAAGCCAAAATTCTGCGTCGTTTAAACCAGCTATTTCTAAGCGTAAAGCTAAATTAATGCTAATTGCTGCATGACAATTCAAAACACGTGATAAAGTTAAACGCGCAACGCCGAGACGATTTGCTGCCTCTGTTATTGTCAATCCTCGTTCATCAAGCAACTCTTCTTTCAAAATACCACCAGGGTGTGGGGGATTGTACATCATGATAACACCTCAAAAATTAATGGTAATCTTGGTAATCAACAAGTTCAACATTTGTTCCAATAAAACGAAAAGTAACACGCCAATTTGCATTAACACGCATTGACCAATAGCCTTTTAAATCGCCTGTAAGCTCGTGGAGACGGTATGATTTAATAGTCATTTGTTCAGGAGCGGATATCGTATCTAAAATCACTAAAATATTTGCTAATTTTTTAGCATGTGCAGGTTGTATTCCTTTAACAATTCCTCTTTCGAAAAACAACTTCAACCCTTTATGTTTGAAACTAACGATTGCCATATATGACCCCTTTTGTTACTTGATACGATACACAATGCATTTAGTCAATCGATTATTTATTAATTTCGTCATATAAAACATAATGTTATATGTTAATAATCAATAATATCTATTTGAAATAATGGAAAAAATAAACAAATTATGCTAAGATTTTTTACATATTTAAATACAATTTAAGGTAAGTGAAAACATGCTCAATAAAGTGATGTTAATTGGCTATTTAGGAGATGATCCTGAGAGCAAAACGATAACTTCTGGTGCTGAGGTGGTCAATTTTCGTATGGCAACCTCTGAAAGCTATATGAATAAAAATACGTACCAAAAAGTAGAAAAAACAGAATGGCATTCCGTAGTGGTTTTTAATCCGCATTTTGCAAAAATAGCACTTCAGTATCTACACAAAGGTTCAAAGGTTTACATAGAAGGCAAATTACAAACCCGTAAATGGCAAGATAAAAACGGTCATGACCGTTACACAACAGAGATTGTCCTGCCACAATATAAAGGCGAGTTGCATTTACTTGATGCAAAGAAAGAGCAATCTGAACACCCCTCACCCATTACTTCTCAAAATTATGCTATTGCCTCAGGTGCTCAAGATCATAGCACAGCTCTTAATGATGGCGTCCCATTCTGATGGAAAAAATATGGCTAAAAGAAAAAAACGGACAAAACGCGGACGCCCTCGTATTAATGGATGTATCAGAGAACCCAATGGTCGTATCTCACGGACAAAAATGCCTCTTGATCCTATCGATAAATTGGCAATTGAAATGCGTGCCAAACGCTTCTGTTTAACCTTACAAGAAGCAAAAAATCCGCTTTCCGGTACTTATATCGGACGGCTTTATCTACAAGGCAACATCAATCAAGACCAATATGATGCTGCACAAAAATATCTTGAAGTGAGAAATGATTACCTCTGTGCAAAAACATTGCCTAGTGCAATTTATGATAAAATGCCCTCATCTTCTGATGAAGCAGCTAGAAAAAAATGGGTTGAATTTGCAACAAAACAATTTTTGAATATGCAAGAGGTAATAAAAGAAACACAACACCTATATAGACAGCATAATTTTTATGCTGCGCTACAGTATCTTGTTAGTGAAGATCAAGAATTACCATACCTTGTACCTTCATTGCGGATAGTCCTTAACGCTCTCCAGAAACATTGTGGTTATTAAAAACGTTGACTTAAAATAAGAAAAAGTATAGTGTGTAAATATATACACATTATGAGATTAGGGAATGGAACAAAATAGCCGAAAGATAATTGCAAAATTAAAACGCGATGGCTTTGAACTTGTCAAAGTAAAAGGTTCGCACCATAAATTTAAAAAAGATGGTAAGGTTGTTATTGTCCCACATCCTAAAAAAAATCTTCCAATTGGTACAGCGCGTTCTATTGCACAACAAGCAGGCTGGTTTAAAAAAGGAGAAGAAGAATGAAAAGATTTTTTGCTCTTGTTCATAAAGATGAGGATTCTGCTTTTGGTGTTCAATTTCCTGATTTTGAAGGTCTATTCTCTGCTGCTGATGAAGAAGAAAATCTTATCATAAATGCAACCGAAGCTTTGCAACTTTACTGTGAAGATATGGATACAGTGCCTGTTCCTTTAAAATTTGAAGAAGTGATACAACAGAAAGCTGTCAAAAAAGCTTTGTCAGAAGGAGCTTTTTTAATACAAGTTCCTTTTATTGAAAATGATTCAGAAGTCGTACGTACAAATATATCAATTGAACGAGGGCTTTTGCGTGCAATTGATAATTGTGCACAAGAGAGAGGGTTAACAAGATCTGCTTTTTTGGCAACAGCAGCCCGTCACGAGCTTAATATTTAGCTCATCAATATGGAGAAATTTCTCACTCTAGATTTTTTTGCAAAAGCGTATAATTGCATATGATCTGCAAAATATTAATGAAAATCAAAAGGTGGCAGGAAAACAAAACGCTATAGTTAAGAATGATATAACTATCATTGATATCATATACACGGCATCTAATATTTCTGGACCTGTCATTCCCTTTCTCTCCTATACTGCTCAATATTTATAAATATTTAGATAAAAAATACAAAATATAGATTTTTTCTATTGACAATGTGTAAAAAATTTTATTTAATGATCATGCTGTCCCTAGTTGTATTGCGTCTAAATTTCAAAAACATCCCCTAAAATTTGATAAAATCTTAAGCTTTCAAGAGGGCTTAACTTACTGTTTTTATTGATAAAACAGGCTAATCTATTTTGCACATATCAAAAGCCATTAAGTGACCAAGAATGTCATTAATTCATTGCCTCAAAAGGAGAGAAGATGAAAGCAATCATCACCAAGCCAATGTGTGTTGTTGGCGATAATAAAAGCACTGTTCGTTTTGAAACTTCAACTCCCAATAATCCATTTGTGGAGATTTCTAATCAAGTCTATGCTCGTCTCAAGCGCGCCAATGCTGCTAAACCTTTTGTTGACGTCAAAACAAAAATAAAACCCGACAAGGCAGTTGAACAGATTAAGCAAATAGAAAAAGAACCCAACCAAATATCATCTGAAACAGTAACAGAGGAAACCTCTCTCGAAAAACCAAAAGCATCCAAAGCTTCCAAGCCTTCAACACCTACCCCCAAAAAGGCTTAAAAGTTGAAATTAATTATCCACCAAAAATGGTATCTTCAACAGGTAAAAGATACCTTTACCAATCTTCAAGCACCACGCCTTCATTGGGCTTTACGGAATGCTCTAAACACCGCAGCAAAGCAAGTCGAGCGCTTTACTGAGAAGCAAGTTGCCGACCTCTCATCCGCCCAAATAAAGCGTATAAGAAGAGGTGTTTATATTAAAGAAAAGGCGACAGCAAGGTTTCTTGAGACAGATCTCATTGGTTCTGGAACTCCCTTGCCTCTTAAATTTTTTAAAGCAAAAGAAACAAAACACGGCGTGACTTACACACTGTTTGGAAAGAAACAAATCTTGACCCATGGTTTTATCAAGGGAGGCAGTTTTCCAAAGCGTGTTGATTTGAAAATGGGAGGGAATGTGTTTCAAAGAGATGATGGAGACCAATTCCCCATTGCAAAACAAGAAGGACCTTCAATTGCTAAAGTGATGTCAAAGCCAGAGATTGCAAGTGCTATTGCACAATATGCCAATGAAAGATTAACCAAAAACATACAGAGACAACTTGCTCGTCAAGAATACGCTGCCAACAAGAAAGGCTAGATCATGTTCTCAAGCTTTATCTCTATATTCCATATCTTTATGAGTTTAGGCATTACCTATTCTTATTGCAATTTTAAAAATAGATTATCACTTATGCTTTGTTTTTTCCATAAAAAAGTCAATAAAATCAATGTAAAAGGTACTTCCCAGCGGGTTGGCTTCGTTGCGGGGCAGGCCAGCGCGAACTATCGCTAGCGACAGAATTTTCAAATTGACTGTACATTGTACACATAACACATTGATAAATAACGAATTTAATGTGCACTCATATACACACTGTACAATCTATGATTATTTTTAGAAAAAGACTACATTGCTACTTGACAAGATAGTAACGTTATGTCTATTGTCGAATCAGGTGCCTGAAAAACGCCTTAAGCAACTAGCGGATGGATTGCCGAAACAATCTTTTTTCCGCAAATTTAAAATTTTGACTCATTATATGCGTATAGCGTATAAAGAGGTTTGTCGGGTGTGGTTACACTATACAATACCCTTATGGGAAAAGTGTAACGACGGACTAGTTGCCGTGTTTTTCAGCACCCGGCACTCTTTTAAAGTGTCAATGAAAAACATCTAACAACTAGGGATTCACAATGACTCTCATTAAAATATCAGAACAGGTTATTGATCAGGAAACTGTTCAAACCGTCAATGCTCGTGATTTGCATGCATTTTTGGGAATCACATCAAAGTTTGCAGACTGGATTAAAAATCGCATTAAAGAATGTAAGTTTTTGGAAAACATAAACTTTATAACGCTTTCTAAAAATTTAGAAAACGGTGGAAAGGTAAAAGAATACCACATTACCTTAGACATGGCTAAACACCTTTCCATGATCGAACGTAATGATAAAGGACATGAAGCTCGTCAATATTTTAATTTTTTGTTTGACAACATGTCAGTATTATGTCTATTGTCGAATCAGGTGCCTAAGAAACACCTTGAATACACAGCGGATAGATTGCCGAAACAATCTCTTTTCCGCGCATTAAAGGCTTTGACTCGTTGTAGGTTAAACGCATATAATGATTTTGTCGGGTGTGGTTATGCTATACAATACCCTTTTGGGAAAAGTATAACGACGGACTGTGTACCGTGTTTCTTAGCACCCGGCACTCTTTTGGAGTGTCATTAAGAAACGTCTAAACTACACAGGAGCCAACATCATGGCACAATATTTAATCGACATACACAAAACTACGATTGATGGTGATATCGTTCAGACAGTAAATGCACGTGAGTTACATACATTCTTAGAAGTAGGTAAAAAATTTGCGGATTGGATTACAGAACGTATCCACAAATACAATTTATTAGAAAATCAAGATTTTGTTTGCTTCCCTATTTTGGGAAGCAAAGGTAGAGGTGGTCACAATCGTAAAGAATATCACCTCACCTTAAGTGTAGCCAAAGAACTTTCTATGGTGGAGAACAATAAGAAAGGTAGAGAAGCTCGTTTATACTTTATTGAGTGTGAAAGACGGTTAAAACAAGCAGCTACTTTACAGATAGAAACACCACAAGTTGACTACTCCAAACCTGAAGCATTACTTGGTGTCTTGAATCATTTGCAAAGCCAAATCGAGCAAAAGGATAACACCATTGCCGAATTGACTCCAAAAGCAGAGGCTTTGGAAGGTTTAAAACGTTCGGATGGGCTGTTCGGTCTTATCGAAGCCGCGAAGATGTTAGAGGTGCGACCAAAGGATTTAACCGATTACTTACGTAGATTTGCTAAATTTTTATTTGACAATGTACTGTCAGTATGTCTATTGTCGAATCAGGTGCCTCAAAAACACCTTAAATCGATAGCGGATAGATTGCCGACACAATCTTTTTTCCGTGCATTAAAGGCTTTGACTCATTATACGCTACATGCGTATAATAGATTTGTCGGGTGTAGTTACGCTATACAATACCCTTTGTGGGGAAAGTGTAACGACGGACTATCGACCGTGTTTTTGAGCGCCCGGCACTCTTTTAAAGTGTCAATCAAAAACCTCTAATCGATAGGAGTTCATTATGAATACTCTTATTCCGATATCGGAACAAACTGTTGGACAGGAAACTGTTCAAACTGTTAACGCACGTGATTTGCATGCGTTTTTAGAAGTAAAAACCAGCTTTAAAGACTGGATTATCAGACGTATTCAAGACTGTAAATTTAAAGAAGGATATGACTTTTGCTCTTTTTTGAGCGAAAGTTCAGGTGGGCGTCCTTCTAAAGAATACCACATTACCTTAGACATGGCTAAACACCTTTCCATGATCGAACGTAATGATAAAGGACATGAAGCTCGTCAATATTTTAATTTTTTGTTTGACAACATGTCAGTATTATGTCTATTGTCGAATCAGGTGCCTCAAAAACACCTTAAATACACAGCGGGTAGATTGCCGAAACAATCTCTTCTCCGCACATTAAAGGCTTTGACTCATTATATGCTTGTGGCATATAAATGGCTTGTCGGGTGTGGTTATGCTATACAATACCCTCGCGGGGAAAGCGTAACGACGGACTGTGTACCGTGTTTTTGAGCACCCGGCACTTTTTGAAGTGTCAATCAAAAACGTTTAACTACACAGGAGCCAACATCATGGCACAATATTTAATCGACATACACAAAACTACGATTGATGGTGATATCGTTCAGACAGTAAATGCACGTGAGTTACATACATTCTTAGAAGTAGGTAAAGATTTTTCTACTTGGATTAAAGATCGCATCAACAAATATAATTTATTAGAAAATCAGGATTATTTAGTTTTCACCAATTTTGGGGAAAACCTCCAAGGTGGTCGTCCCTCTAAAGATTATCACCTCACCTTAAATGTAGCCAAAGAACTTTCTATGGTGGAGAACAATAAGAAAGGTAGAGAAGCTCGTTTATACTTTATTGAGTGTGAAAGACGGTTAAAACAAGCAGCTACTTTACAGATAGAAACACCACAAGTTGACTATTCTAAACCCGAAGTGTTGCGTGGTGTCTTGAATCACCTACAAAGCCAAATTGAGCAGAAAGATCATGTGATTGCTGAATTAGCGCCAAAAGCAGAAGCTTTGGAAGGCTTAAAACGTTCGGATGGGCTGTTCGGTCTTATCGAAGCAGCGAAGATGCTTGAAGTACGTCCAAAAGATTTAACCGATTACTTACGTAAACACGATTGGGTCTATCGACGTGCTCCGAGTGGCCCACTGTTACCTTATCAAGATAAGATAAAGAAAGGTTTTATGGACTGTCCTGCTATCACCATTCAAAGACCGGATGGTACAGAAAAGGTGCTCCCTTCAACAAAAATTACACCAAAAGGATTAGCTTGTTTGAGAGAACAAATCCATGGAGGTGTGCAATGAAGATAGACACCAACTTCTTATGCGATTTGTGGATGGCATTGTTTCAGTTTTCTAATGATGAAAATATCAACGAAAAAGAGTGTACAGCTCTGGTTGACATCATGAGTCTGGTAGAAAAGGTTTTAGTTTTAAAACTCCAAGATGATGTACCGAATATTGTTAAGATTTTAGCAGTTCTAACAGATTTTGGCGATTCAGAGTTACCACATAGCATGGATTCTTTGTTGCGCGCTTATGAACCAGATTTGGATAACCCTATTAAAAAGGTTGCTTAAAATGAAACATCCCCTTCCCCATCTTTAAGGTGGGGAGGTGATTTAAAGATCAAGTTGTGAATGAGAACCAAGACGCACTAAAACTAGCCTATCTTGACCAATCAAGCGATAAATCAACACTAGATCAGGTCGAATATGACAATCTCGGTAATTACTCCAATTTCCAGTCAATGCATGATCACGGTACCGTATCTCTAAAGGTTGATCGTTTGCTAATGCTGCGATGACTTTGCGTAAATCAGTATCTAAAAGATGCCGATGTTGTCCTTTCATCTCACGCTTGAAATCACGTTTGAAGATAGTCGTACGTTCAATCGTCCGCATAAAGATCATCAAATAATTCGTCTACGGAATGAAACTTTTTTAAGTTGCCTTCATCAACTTCAGCAAAAGCTGCTATGGTTTCTGCATTGGGTTGAAACAAAACAGATGGAATAGCTTTATCTTGCGCGATACGAGTCATCAATACCCTCACAACATCACTCACTGTCAAACCTGAAGCTTGAATAACTTGACTAGCGACATTTTGAATTTCTTCCGGTACACGTGCTTGAACCATGCGACTGGTAGCCATGATGATTTCTCCTCTCTCAACTGTATTTCAATGTAATACAATTGAAGTTTAATTTCAACTGTAAAGCATTATTTTTAAAGTGGAGAGATCGTTTGGCTTAACAATCGCTTTCTTTTTTAAGACTTCACCCACGTTTACAGCGCTCTTCTATTACATACTTAAAGAAGGAGGGTGGTAAAACTTCTTTAGCTGGTTTTAAGCGTGCAAGTTCTTCATCTGTTAGTGGTAGAGAATCCACGGCTTCCAAATCTTCTTTTGTGTAGCCACATCTTGTTTCAAAGTTTTTTTTGAAAACCAATAATCCTTATGTGACTTGAAGTGTATCCGTTCGCATACCGGAATATAGACCCGATTATACCGGATCGTCAATTATCTGTTACGTCGTAAAACCTTATAAGTGGAAAGATCATTAAACTCTACATTCAAATTTACTAATTTTGGAAAATTCATCTGCTTTTTCAGCTTGTAAGACACTGACATCGTAAGCAGCTTGCATGTTGAGCCAGAATTCAGCTGTTGTATCAAAAAAAGAGGCTAATCGTAGTGCTGTATCAGGAGTTATCCGACTATTTTCTGCTACAATCCGTTCTATCCGAGTGCGTGGAACATTCAAGGCTTTGGCAAGAGCATAAGCAGAGAGAGCATATTCTTTTAAATATTCTTCCCGTAAAATTTCTCCGGGATGAATAGCAATATAATTTTTCATCTCGACCTCCTACGGATCAATGATAATCGACGATTTCAACTTCATAGGCACCATTAGAACGCCACTCAAAACAAATGCGAAACTGGTCATTAATACGAATAGAATATTGACCTTTACGCTCTCCTTTCAATGCCTCTAAACGATTACCCGGAGGACTGCGTAAATCTTTGAGATCAACTGCTTTATCCAGCATAAATAATTTTCGTTGGACTATACGCACGAGAGTTGTGGGAAAACCTTTAGGTGGATTGCCTTCTAAAAGATCTTTACACCGCTTATCCGCAAAAGATTCAATTACCAAGTCACCTTCATTCGTTCTTTTATGTATCATAACATGATACTAATCTAAAGAAAAGGATGAATGTTGAAAAATATTTAGCAAAAGAGGTAGAAATGACAAAGAAGCATCGTGAAGGTCTATCGCTTCGTGCGTTTGCCAAAAAGATGCGTGTTTCACCGAATGCAGTGGTTTCTCGTTTTAAAACAGGAAAATTTGATCAGGCTCTTTTTGAAGATGGTTCTGTCAATGAAGCGCTTGCAACAGCTATCTGGAATGAGAATCCAACAAAGCGCCCAGCTCCATTTTTAGCACCAGATGGTCAACCGCGAACAAAGATCAAACAAGTCTCTACAGAGGGTGCCAATGAATACGAAATTAAACTGGAGCGAATGCAAGTTGCCCTTGAAAGCGAAAAGATTGCCCTTGAACGCTTACGCGAAACAACCGTTGACCGTGAAGAAGTCAAGAGAGCAGCGCGTGAGTTTGGAAGAGCACACCGTGATGCCATGTTGAACTTTCCTCATCGTTTCGGGGCAAGCATTGCCGCACAAGTTGGATGTGATGCAGCAAGCCTTATCGGTGCCATTGATTATTACATACGAAAAGCTTTGCTTGAAGCGGTTCATATTCCAGTGCCTTTTCATGATCCTCATTCTCCAGAGTTAGAGAACTTGCAAGAAACGAATAATGGATGACAATGCAGTCGAAGAATTTTTCGCCAATGCCAATGATGCAAGACAACCGGACCCACCGTATACGGTTTCGCAATGGGCGGACAAGAATAGATACCTTAGCACCGTAGCAAGTGCTGAACCTGGATTGTGGAGAACAAAACGCACCCCCTATTTGCGTGAAATCATGGATAACCTTTCCTCTCACAAACCGATTGAAACAACCATTGTCATGAAAGGAGCGCAGGTTGGCATGTCAGAGGCAGGATTGAACTTCTGTGGTTATGCTATTCATTATAGTCCTGGACCTGCCCTTTATGTCATGCCCACGGTTGAGACAGCCAAGAAGCTTTCAAAGACGCGGCTTGATCCCATGATTATGGCAAGCCCAGTTTTAAGTGAACGCATTGCCCCAGCGCGAGCACGTGACAGCGGTAATACCATGTTTTCAAAAGAGTTTGATGGTGGTGCATTGATGCTTACAGGAGCAAACAGTGCGGCTGGTTTGCGTTCTATGCCTATTCGTTATCTGATTTTGGATGAAGTGGATGCTTATCCTCTCAGTGTCGATAACGAAGGTGATCCGGTGATGATTGCAGAAAAGCGCACTTCAACCTTTGTGCAGAGAAAGATTTTTAAATTGTCTACACCCACCCACCGTGACACAAGCCGTATTGCTAAGGATTTTGTGCTAGGAGACCAGCGATATTACAACGTCCCTTGTGATGCGTGTGGTGTTTTACAACCCATTGTTTGGTCACAAATTAAATGGCCAAAAGGCGCCCCTGAAAAAGCTGTTTTTGTTTGTACGCATTGTGGTCATGAACATGCCGAGCACCGAAAAACAGATCTCATGTGTGAAGAAAGAGGTGCATGCTGGGTCCCAACCAGTGAGTCAAGCAGACCCAATTTGCGTTCTTATCATATTTCGGCACTTTATTCTCCTTGGCTTACATGGGGGGAATGCGCAAGAGAGTTTTTAAATGCCAAGGATGATCCAGCTCTTCTACAGCCTTTTGTCAATACAGTGCTTGGAGAGCCATGGGAGGACAGAACAGGCGAAGTTGTTGATCCAGACAGCCTCTATGCAAAACGCGAAGAGTATCCCCTTGCACCAGAACAAGCCGTCGTGTTGACAGCAGGCATTGATGTGCAAAATGACCGTTTAGAGCTTGAAGTGGTGGGATGGGGGCGTAGTGAAGAAAGTTGGCATATTGATTATCAAGTTATCCTTGGTGATCCCTCTTCTTTTGAAGTGTGGGACCAATTGGATGAATATCTTGCAAAGCGCTGGCCACATCCAGGCTATAAAGAGGGGATTAGGATAACAGCGGCTTGTATTGATACCGGTGGTGGACACACACAGGCGGTTTATAATTATGTACGCCCGCGTGAGGGGCGGCGTATCTGGGGGATTAAAGGACAGGCGGGATGGCGTGCGGTATGGCCACGCCGACCAAGCAAAAACAATAAAGGACAGATTAATCTTTATATTGTTGGGGTTGATGCAGCGAAAGATATCATTACAGCACGGTTTAAGAAATCGGGTCCTGAAGCAACGGGGGCTGGTGCAACACACTTTCATAAAAGCCTTGACCAGGAATATTTTGACCAGCTAACCGCTGAAAGAAAAGTCATTAAATATTTTAAAGGTTTCAAGCGTATTGAATGGCAAAAAAGTGAAAAGGCAAGAAATGAAGCCTTGGACTGTAGAGTCTATGCTTATGCTGCTTTACAAGGTCTGATTTCGGCAGGAATAAACCTTAATCGAGAAGTCGATATCTTAGAAGAGCGTTTGGAAAAACTTAAAATTGAAGGTGCTTTAGAGCAGCCAACATCAGAACATCCTCCCTCTCCTTCTCCAAGAAGATCTCAGACAACACAGCCTAAAAAGAAGCCATTCAGAACAGTGATAAGTCCTTATATGCGAGGGGACTGGAGGTAATTTATGCGCACAGACTTGAACCAAGTAAACAGCAAAACTGACAGACTGGAAAGTTTAAAAAGGCGGCGAGAACAAATTGAAGAGGCTCTTTATTCGGGAGCGCAATCAGTGCGTCACGGCGATAAGCAAGTCAGCAACCGCTCTGTTGAGGAACTGCGCAGAGCTCTTGAAATGATCAATACGCAAATAGCGGACCTTGAAGGACGCAAAGGTTCACGTGTTTTTTATTTAAATATCTCTAGGGGCTATTAATGGCTGGCTTTTTCAATAAACTCACAGGCTTTTTTACAATTTCTCGTCAACATAATCCGCCTTTTGAAGCTGCAAGCAAAAGCCGTCGCATGGGTGGTTTTGATCCCGCAAAAAAACATATCAATAAAGCAATTGAAGAATGCGGTGATACCATTGTTGCCCGTTCAAGATGGCTTTATGACAATGAATCTCTTTATGGATCTGCAACGGAGGAATGGGTCTCTGCGGCTGTGAGTGATGGGATTAAACCTTATCCTCGTATTGAAGGTTTTCAAGAAGAAAAGAAAAAGCTTTTAGACTTATGGTGGCAATGGGTTGATGAAGCAGACTACGATGAAGATGCCAACTTTTATGGTCTACAAGCAACGATTGCACGAGAGGTTTTTTTAACCGGAGAATGTTTTGTCAGGCTGCATTATGTTGACCTTTATGGGCGCTCTGGTGTGCCGTTTCAATTGCAAATTTATCCCACCGAAATGCTGGACCTTACCTACAATGGACCTGCTGAAACTGAAGGCAATTACATTCGTATGGGGATTGAGTTTAATGCAAGTGGCAAGCGTGTTGCTTATCATTTCTGGGAACATCATCCCTATGATGATTGCCCTGCAAACAGAGCCTTTAAGAGCCAAGACCGCATACGTGTGCCTGCTGAAATGGTCCTTCATATCAAAGAGCGCCGTATCGCAGGACAATTACGCGGTTCTCCCAAAATAACGCGCTCTATGACAAAGATCTTTCAACTCGAATCCTATGACGATGCAGAACTTGATCGAAAAAGGACAGCGGCTCTTTTTGCAGTGTTTATTACAGGAAAGGAATCTCATGATGCGGCATTAGAGGAGAATCGTGAACAAACGAGGCTCCCAAAGAAGCCTGAAGAGGCAGCTGACGTGGATAAAATTTACCCTGGCTCGGTCAACATGGTGGATGGCGAAAAACAAATTACATTTTCAACCCCTGTTGAGGTTGGAGGTTCTTATGAGGCTTTCCAATTTCGCAATATTTTAAAAATTTGCTCGGCTCTCAATATGCCTTATGCCGTTGTTACTGGAGACGTTACGCGCGGTAATTTTTCCAATGTGCGAACTTCTATCATTCAGTTTAGACGGCATGTCAAACAATGGCGTGAACATATCATTGCCTTTCAGTTTAACCGCATTGTTTGGGAACGTTTTGTTGAAATGGCAGTACTTTCTGGACGCGTTCACTTACCCGGATGGGAAGAAAATCCCTTGCCATGGCTTCAATGTGAAAGCTTTGCACCACCCCTTGAAATGATTGATCCAAACAAGGATATTTCGGCAGAAAAAGAAGAAATCCGTGCAGGCTTGAAAACACGACGCATGGCACTGGCCGAGCGCGGCTTTGATATCGACAGCATTCATGCCGAACTTGAGGAAGAACACACAGATGCTCGTGCACGCGGTTTATCTTTTGATACGGATATGGCGGCATCCTCTGGTGACAATCAAATAATTGATACCACAGATTCAGACCCTTCAGAGACTTATGAAAGCAACCAAGGCAGCGAGGCACACAAAAATGGTGAATAATCTCGACATGCCGTTTTTGGCATCACGGCTTTTTGTGGTTCCACACATGCTTGCCTCCACAAAGCTTGATATCATCCTTAATGCTCTTGCACCACGCCTTTTTGCAGGTGAAAAGTTTCCCATTGAAGCTTATTCGCAAGGTAATACAGAAGCTTTCAGACCACCAGAAACTTACGTGGTCCAAAACAATATTGCCATCATACCGGTTCATGGCACACTTGTACGCCGTAGCGCATGGCTTGGAGCTTTATCGGGCTTGACTTCTTATGAAGGTTTAAGGGCTTCTTTTCGTGAAGCCATTGCACAGCCTGATGTGAATGCTGTCTTACTTGATATTGATAGTGGTGGTGGAGAAGCCGGTGGCATCTTTGATTTGGTTGAAGAGTTTCAAACCCTTTCAAAACAATATGCCAAGCCCATTTGGGCGCATGCCAATGAATTTGCTTGTTCGGCAGCTTATGCCATTGCTTGTGCAGCTTCTCAAATATGGATTGCACGCACAGGTGTTGTGGGTTCCATTGGGGTTGTTTGCGCCCATCTTGACCAATCTCTTGCAGATGAGAAACAGGGACTTAAATGGACCTTTGTTTTTGAAGGTGATCACAAAACGCATGGCAATTCTCACGAACCCTTGAGCGATACAGCACAGATAAAAATGCAAGCCGATTGTGCCCTGCTCTACGAGATGTTTGTCGATTGGGTTGCAAAAAACAGACCTCTGAGTGCGGACGCAATTCGTGACACAAAAGCAGAAACTTTTATAGGCATCCAAGCTTTAGAGCTTGGATTAGCAGATGCGCAGGGCACCCTTGCGCAAGCTTTGGAAGCCTTAACGGATTCCATATCACAAACCCCAACAGCAACAAAAGAAGGACAAAACACATGGCACGCACACAATACCGCGCCGAAGAAGATGATGATGAAAAAGTTGTCGACGTCATCAACGAAGACGAAGAGGACGAAAACAAGAGCGACATTGATGAAGACTTCGACGAAGACGAAGATGAGGACGAAGATAAACAGGAAAGCGTAAAAGCTGCTCTTGAAAAGGAAAGAAAACGTGGCGAGGCACTGACAAACCTTGAAAGGCAAGCAAAGCGCTTAGGCGTTTCTTTTGATGCAGCAAAAGCCATTAAAAGCGGCATGAGTGTTGAGAAAGCAAAAAATGTTGTTTTAACCGCCGCTGTCTCGAAAAGCGCATCTTTAAAACTATCAACCACAGCTCCTCATAGGGATGGGACGAGCAAGGAAAAAATTCATGCAAAATGGGAAACAGCTTGGAGGGCAATAAAATGAGTCAAGTTTTTTATGAAGACGTACGCAATGGTGCTTATCTTGGACCCTACGATCCGGATATGTCCAATGAAGAAGTGATATTTGCATCAGGAGCATTCATTGAAGCCGGCACTGTTATGGGAAAAATAATGGCAACAGGAAAATATGTTCCTCTTAATCCATCAGCATCAGATGGCAGTACAAGACCTGTTGGGATTTCTTTTGCCACTGTTGATGCAACAGAGGCAGATCAACGCGCGGTGATTACAGCACGCTTATGCACCGTAAAAGCTTCTGAACTGCTATGGCCAGATGCCATCACAGACGATCAGAAGAAAGATGCCATTCAGTTTTTAGAAGACCATAACAACATTCTATTTCGATAGGAGAATGCGCACATGGATATGAATTTTTTTAAACATGATGCTTTCTCTGCCACCACAATGATGAAAGCGATTGAAAACTATGAGTTTCAACCGGGTCTCATTAGTTCTCTTAATCTTTTTGAGGAAGTGGAAACAAGCACCACAGTGGTTGGTATTGAAAGACGTGACAATACATTGTCCTTGATTCAAACCAGTGAACGTGGCGCCCCCTTGGTTGAAGGTGATAGAGATGGGCGGAATCTCCGCTTTTTCAAAACAACACGTATTGCCAAAAGTGATACGGTGAAATCAGAGGAAATCCAGAACCGACGGGAATTTGGTACAGAAGACCAGTTAGAGACGGCAATGAAATATATTGCCAGAAAACAAAAGAAACTGATTTCTGAAATCGAATTGACATGGGAAAACATGCAACTTGGCGCTGTCCAGGGTGTTGTGCTTGATGCCGATGGCTCTGTTATTGTCGATTGGTACAAGGAATGGGAAATCGCACCACCAAAGCCGATTGATTTTAAACTCAATAATGAAACAACAAATGTTGCGGATCATGTTGATCAAGTCATTATGAAAATGATTGAAGCTTCAAAGGGAGCATTTTCTGATCGTTCACGCATTATTGGGCTTTGTGGAAATGAATTTTTCTCCAAATTGAAAAACCATAAAACAATTCGTGAGACTTATCTCAACACAGCTCTTGCACAAACTTTAAATAGTGCTGGAGGTGTTGCAACACCAAGTGCGATTGGCTCTGGGAGCTTTGGCAGTTTTGACTTTGCGGGCGTCACTTTCATTAATTACCGGAGCATTCACAACTATAATGTGAGTGCGAAGGCTGGAACAAAGCGCGCCATAGGCATTAAGCCTGATGAATGTCAATTCTTGCCTGCCAATGCACCGGGAGTGTTTCAAAAAACCTTTGCACCAGGAGAAAGTTTGGATTTTGCCAACACGGTTGGAAAACCTCTCTACACCATGTTGATCGTTGATAACGACCGTAATGCATGGGTAAAACCGGAGGTCTATAGCTATCCGCTTTATATTTGCACGCGTCCTGAAATGCTCTTTAAAGCGGTCAGTGGAGGAAAATAACATGCGATGGCATGGGTTGCTTCATAAAATGATTCAAGACGTGCGCAACACCTTTGGGCAACCCGTCATCTACACGCGAAAGGATAATCAACAATCGTTTCAAATTACAGCGATTTACACCATTAAACATTCGGAATCGGAGGCTGGTGGCAGAATCCCCACCACAATCGCAAAAAAGGAACTTGATCTTTGTATCAATGATATCGGGGGAATACCACCAAAACCTCAAGATAGCGTTGTTGTGATGGCGCCTGAAAACACTGAAGACGCCTCTCAAGAATACTTCATTGTCTCAGATGTCCAAGCTTCAGAATCCGGTATGTATAAACTTATTTTACGGGAGCAAAAACAATGAGGTATCTTTGTTTGGTGTGTTTAAAATCAATAAGGCTATCCAAGCGTTCGAATTACTGCTGTAAACCTTGGACTTGAAAAAGCAGTGAATTGGTAATTCAGTGGAACACCGGTACGGCGACTGATTTGGCATCCTTTGTATGTTATAGCTACTGATGCAATTCGTGTCCAAGTAGTCCTTTCATTCCTTTCGGGACTTTCAAATACAATAGCTTTATCTGTAACCAAAAGACGTCCCAAAAGTCTGGTCTTTTTACTAATATCAAAGGAAACGCGTTCTTGAACTCCCAACAGTTTTTCATTGCGTGCTAAACGATAATCATACTCACTTGCGTCAAGTTCTTGAAGCATTTTACATCCTTCCTCAAAATTAGAGGGAGGAATGTCTGGTTGCAACATCGCAACTTGTTCTTCAAAAAGCTTTACTTTTTTATTTTCAGAATGGACAGCGACCCCCAAAAGTAAAACAATAATAGTGGCTACTAATAACCATGGTGAAATACTTATTATTGCTACTACGCCCCCAATCAATAGAGCACAAAGGAGAAAAATCTTGATCCCCTTTTCCAATCGTTCGTTTTTAAATGCCGGAGATGTTTTATTAACGACTGAGAAATAAGAAGAAGGATGTGCAGGAGGGAGCGACATTGAAACCTGTTCTGGAACTTTCTCTTCAAAACGTTTTTTGCGTTTATCTTGCCAATAAGCGAAAATGGAAAATGCAAAAAACGCAAAGAAAATTAACCAAAACCATCCCCAAAAGCCTAATCCATCATTTTCATCTGATTTATTGTCTTGAATGGAGGTGATTTGTTTATCAATACTCTCAGCTGGTACCTGAGTCATGCTTTCATCTTGAGAGCTAACATCTATTGACGAAGTTGAGGAAGAAGAAACAATTTCATTATTGTGTGCAACTTGATCTGGTTTGTCTTTGTGTACAGAAGCACCTACTATTGCAGAGCTGATAAATAATAGAACTCCAATACCAAGAGTTTTTAGTCCGTTTTTCCGCCATTTCTTTATACATACTAAAACGAGTCCGACAATCATCATTGGCAATGATAACAAGCACACGATCATCGCAATTATATTAAGTGTATCAAGCATTATTTTCCCCTCCGCTATAAATAAAAAAGTGAAGCGGAAAATCTAAAGCGAGTCGACAAATGAAGTAAAGACGTACTTATATAATTGAGAAAAATGTAATATTACTGCTTGACAATGTGGCGACAATATGAATAATCGAATCAGGTGCCTAACAAACACCTTGAATCCACAAGCGGGTAGATTGCCGACACAATCTTTTCTCCGCGCATTAAAGGCTTTGACTCATTATATGCGTATAGCATATAAATGGCTTGTCGGGTGTAGCTATGCCATAAAATACCCTTAATGGGAAAAGCATAGCGACGGGCTTGTGGCCGTGTTTGTTAGCACCCGGCACTCTTTTCGAGTGTCATTAACAAACATCTAACCCACAAGGAGTTTACAATGACTCTCATTAAAATATCAGAACAAGCAATTGGACAAGAGATTGTTCAAACAGTCAATGCACGCGAATTGCATGCATTTTTAGAGATAAAAGCCCGCTTTAATGACTGGATTAAAAATCGCATTAAAGAATGTAAGTTTTTGGAAAACATAAACTTTATAACGCTTTCTAAAAATTTAGAAAACGGTGGAAAAGTAAAAGAATACCACATTACCTTAGACATGGCTAAACACCTTTCCATGATCGAACGTAATGATAAAGGACATGAAGCTCGTCAATATTTTAATTTTTTGTTTGACAACATGTCAACATTATGTCTATTGTCGAATCAGGTGCTTGAAAAACACCTTAAACACATAGCGGATAGATTGCCGAAACAGTCTTTTCACCGCCAATTAAAAGCTTTGACTCATTATATGCTACAGGCATATAATAATATCGTCGGGTGTGGTTATGCTATACAATACCCTTATGGGAAAGGCATAACGACGGGCTATGTGCCGTGTTTTTCAGCACCCGGCGCTCTTCATAGAGTGTCAATGAAAAACCTTTAAGCACATAGGAGCCAAATCATGGCACAATATTTAATCGACATATATCAAACCAGTATTGGTGGCGACACTGTTCAGACGGTAAATGCACGTGAATTACATACGTTTTTGGAAATAGGAAAAGATTTCTCTACTTGGATTACTGACCGTATCAACAAATATAATTTATTAGAAAATCAAGATTTTGTTTGCTCCCCGATTTTGGGGAGCAAAGGCAGAGGTGGTCACAATCGTAAAGATTATCATCTGACTTTAAGCGTAGCCAAAGAGCTCTCTATGCTTGAAAATAATAAGAAAGGTAGAGAAGCTCGTTTATACTTTATCGAATGTGAAAGACGGTTAAAACAAGTAGCAACACCACAGATAGCCCCTCCACAAGTTGATTACTCCAAACCCGAAGCATTACTTGGTGTCTTGAATCACCTACAAAGTCAAATCGAGCAAAAAGACCATGTTATTGCAGAATTAGCACCAAAAGCAGAGGCTTTGGAAGGGTTAAAACGTTCTGATGGTCTGTTTGGTTTAATTGAAGCGGCGAAGATGTTGGAGGTGCGACCAAAGGACTTAACCGATTACTTGCGCAAACATGACTGGGTCTATCGACGAGCTCCAGGGGCGCCTCTGTTACCTTATCAGGACAAGATCAAGAAAGGCTTTATGGATTGCCCTGCTATCACCATTCAAAGACCGGATGGTACAGAAAAGGTGCTCCCTTCAACGAAAATCACCTCCAGAGGATTGGCATGCTTAAGAGAGCAAATCTTTGGGGGTGTACAATGAAGATAGACACCAACTTCTTATGCGATTTGTGGATGGCATTATCTCAATTTTCTAAACATGAAAATATGAATGATAAAGATTGTACTGCTCTGGTTGATACTATGAGTGTAATAGAAAAAGCTTTGATTTTAAAACTTCAAGATGAGATGCCAAGTATACTTAAAATCTTAACAGTTCTAACAGATTTTGGCGATTCAGAGTTACCGCATAGCATGGATTCTTTGTTGCGCGCTTACGAACCAGATTTGGATAACCCTATTAAAAAGGTTGCTTAAGTTCAAAAAACAGAAATCCCCTCCCCGTTCTCCAAAATGGGGAGGTGGCTAAGAGGCTTCTTTAGGTAAAAATTCGAAATAAATGGGTTTAAAACCAGTTAAATCATAATCCGTGAGATCGGCAGTATCAACAAAGTTCTCTACTTCCTCATCCGTCTTGAAAACGGGTATTTGTTTTAATTGAGAGGTTTCCATAAAAATTAATCTTTTTTTGGTGCGTATAAGCCGCCTTTAAAAGCTTTAAAGTTTAGAAGAAATATATCTATTTAAACTTACACCATTTTCGGCGGCTTGAATTGCGAGTTTTCTATGAAGTTCTGGTGGAATTCTTAATTGAAACTTACCACTATATTTACCATGTGACAAAGGCACGGGAACCTCTTCTCCGTTGTGTTGCATATCCTCAACAACCTCTGAAACGAGATCCATAATGCCTTTTAAAGCTTTCTCTGCTTGAGCGTCTAACCATGAAAGGGATGGGAATTCTGCACATAATCCGACATATTCCTCATCTTCTTGCGACCACAAAACACGATATGTATAATGATTATTGTTCATGTTTCATCCTTTCTATCGCTTGTAAGACTTGCTTAACCTGATAGACTTTTGTCTTATTGCCAGAATCTTTTTGAATATTCACACGAGGATCACCAAGCCACGGTGTTTTAAAAACAAAGTGGCTTGTACGATTGTTCCTTGGTTCTCCAAAGAAATAGACACATACAGCCAACAAATCTGAGAACTTGATGTTTTTTGGTGATGCTTTCATCAAGCTGATTATTTTTGCAACTTTATTACTCATAATCAATAATAGTATCATTATTAATCCTAGTCAATCATTTTATACACTTAATTGAACAGGAGCCCCCCCATGCACCCCCGCGAGACGATAAGAGAAACATTTGTTGCGTTAATAAAGGCAGCAAAAACAGTGGCTGGTGACAATGTTTTCAATATGCGTGACTTCAATTTATTTATTGAAACAATGCCAGCTATTAATATCTCAACGCAAAGTGAAACCATTGAAGATGGACATGATTTTGGCTTAAGGCGGCGTGTTTTAACAGTAGATGTTGAATGCTATGCAACATGTGAAGATGGCGCACGTTTTGTTGACCAATTAGCATGGGAAGTTGAAGAGATTTTCTATGCCAATCCCAATCTTAACAACACCGTTGAGACATGCCGCTTACAAAATATTGCTTTTGCCTTTGGTGATAATGGTTCCCTAGCACTCCATGGTGCAATTTTAACCTTTGACGTGACGCACATAACCAATATCCCCTGCCCTGATGAAGGAAAGGCAACCGTAGGAGTTGTTGAACCCCTTGTCGGTTTTAAACCCGAAACAGGTATGGGAAACAAAGACAAATACCATAAAATTGAAGGTGACCATGTTAGAGCGACGCGATAAAGAGATCACCGATTTAAAGAGACGTGTAGCCAATATGGTTGTGGTAGGGAAAATTAGCCATGTTGACCATAAAAACGCACGCTATCGAGTAAAAACTGGAAATCTTGTCAGTGATTGGATTCCAGATACCCAAGCCCGTGCTGGTAAAACACGCTCTTATGAAGGGCGCGATGTTGGAGAACAAGTGGTTGTTGTTTCATCATCAGGCGATTTATCACAAGGGGTGATTGTTGGCTCTATTCATACCGATGCAAACCAAGCAGCCGATAAAGGCAATCTTCATAAGACACTTTATCCAGATGGAACCACCATTGAGTATGACGATGAACAAAACAGCTATGCCCTTCACCTCACATCAGGAGGAAAGTTTAGTCTCACGATTTCTGATGGCGTATCGATAAAAGGGGATGGTAAAAAGTTAGAACTGCAAGCCGCAGAGGGCATCAAAATTATTTCACAAGGTGACCTGAGTTTAAGTGCAGAAAAAAACATTGCCCTGAAAGCAGGTGGAAGTGTTTCACTCCATTCGGATGATGGCATTGCTCTTCATTCAAGTGAGGGTGTTTCCATCCATTCTAGTGATTTAAAGCATAATGGCACCAATATTGGAAACAGCCATGTTCATGGAGGTGTTTCCCCTGGTGGCTCCATGACAGGAGGTCCAAATTGAACAGTGGAATGGACCGCACAACAGGAAAGCCATTGGTTGGCATAGAGCATTTGCGGCAGTCGATTATTGATATCTTATCAACACGCATTGGCACACGGGTGATGCGACGTGATTATGGTTCACGCATTGCAGAACTCATTGATGCACCGGTTAACAGCAGCTTTTCTATTGCTCTTTATGCCGCCGTTGCTGAAGCTTTAGACAAGTGGGAACCACGTTTTAAGCTCAAAAAGATTGATTTTAAAATGCTTGGAACCGGACAAGTTTCTCTGTCTTTTGAGGGCATGTATTTGCCATCAGGAAAGCCCATCACCATGGAAGGATTATTGATACAATGAGTAGAGCGCTTGCAAAACCGGAAATTATTACAGAACTTTCTTTTGAGGAAATCCGCGCTGCTGTTCTGACCCATTTAAAAGAGCTTTTACCTGAATATACATTTTTGGAAAGTGATCCAGCCGTAAAAGTCATAGAGGCTTTTAGCTATCGAGAACTGCTTTTAAGACAGCGTATTAACGAGGCAGCACGCAATAATATTCTTGATTTTGCCACCGGTGAATCCCTTGATGCTTTGGGAAACTGGCATGGTATTGCCCGCATAGAGGGTGAGAGTGATGAGAGGTATCGTGAACGCGTACAGCTTCATGCCCGTGGGGGAAATGGAAGTGGAACAGAACCCTATTACAAGCTTATCGCCTTAACAGCCGATAGTCGAGTGAAAGATGCCATTATCTATCGTAAAGGCAAAGATCCAACCATCTATGTTGCTATTTTTGGCAACAATGAAGAAGGGACAGCCTCTGAAGATCTCTTACAAACAGTTTCACAAGCTCTTCACAGAAAAAATATCATCATGACCAATGATACCATTATTGTGCATGCTGCTGTCAAAAAAGTGCTGGACTTAGAAGCCGATGTTTGGCTGCTCCCAGAAGCATCTTTGAAAATTCTCACGACAATGGAGGCAAATTTACGCACGGCTTGGAAACAAGAACAAGCCATTGGTCGCGAATTAAGCCTCTCGTGGTGGGTTTCAAAACTGATGATTCCTGGTGTCCAGAAAGTGATTGCCATTGCACCAACAAAGGACAGTGTGGTTTGTGATGAAGAAATCTTATCGATTGGCAAAATCACCTTAAACTTTAAAGGGCGGGCGCGCTAATGGTTGGCTCGCTGCTCCCCTCACATGCAACAGAATTTGAGAAACGCCTTGCCGATGCTTGCGACTTTCATCAAGATGTTGATGGAGCTGTTTTGGGGATTTCACGTGCAAAACTGATCACACGCCCTCCCCGCTTTTTGCCATGGTTGATTGAAGAATATGGACTTGGTGAACTCACGCCTTATGTTCCAAACCTCTATGATCTGATTGACCAAGGGCTTGCATGGCAGCGCTTGCGTGGCTCTGTTGCAGCCATTGAATTGGGACTTAAATGGTTAGAGCTTTCTGCACGCTTTACACCCGCATGGTCAGGGCGTGCATGGTGGAATTCCTTTCAACTTGATTTTGATCAATTGCCTGAACAAAGCAGCCTTGAAGCCATTGAAGCCATTGTCGACCTTTCCAAAAGCTTTCGCTCTGATTTTCGCCGTAGCACCTATGGTTATGATGTGGAAGCCACAGAAGGCGATATGTCACACCTTGATGACAGCATGCTGGATTTTGAAAGTGGCGTGCGCTTAACAGCTCGTGACACACTGTTTTCCTTTGGACGCACAACACAAATCAAACACACGCTCACAAAAGAAGAAGGCAAACTCATTGGCAACTGGATTGATGATGTGGATGAGGAGTTAAGCTGGAACCAAATCGATTACCCTTGGGAGTTGGCAAATTTCCCCTGGTGTTCGGTCAAAAAACACGAACGCGATATACTCATAGCAAAGTGGTTCCAAAACCGTCCCCTTTATTTGGCTTTAAGAGATCTCGATAACACTCTGATTGGCTATCGAAGATGCTATGCTGTACAGCCTGTCGAACAAGCGGTCGAGGGTGTTTACAGCCATTGCGGCAACAGATTTAATCCTTCTCCAACAGGGACAATGTTGTTTCTTGCAGCCCGCACAGATTTTGAGGATGTTGAGAACAAACAAGCTGCCTCTGTTTCCCTCCTCGTTCATGGCTCTCTCGTAGAACAAACACCCCTTGGTAAACTTTGGTTAGGGGCTGATGAACTACGTGGCGGTGTAGAAATTCTCAAAACACCCATCAACATTCCTTTGCGTGCTGATGTTCGCGAACAATTCAAGATTTTATTGAGGTTTTAACATGAAACATGAAAGCGGACTACCCTTTGCAATTGATAGATCGGTAGGCAAAGATGAACAACAAAGCGTGGTGTTTTATGGCAGGCGCTCTTTTCTTCAAGGTGGTGAACTCAATGAAATGCAAACCATCATAAGGGGGCGTCATGACCGTTTGGGGCGCCTTGTGGCACAAGAAGGAGACCGCGTTGAACGAGCAGATGCCTTTGTCAATAAAGACACAAAAACCGTTACCTTAACGGAGGGCAAGATTTATATCGCAGGCGATATCTTTCCCGTCTCAAATGCTGTCTTGGAGAATATTTCCATGATGGGGCGCGTGGAAATCGGTGTAAAGTTGCAAAAGAAATGGGTGACATATGAGGATGATCCAGAACTGTTAGGACAAGTTCCAGGCTCCTTGGCAGAAGGAGAGCCCGGGGCGGCACGCGAGGTCGCAAAACTTGTCTGGGCTCTCAAAGATGATGACCAGAAAGGGACTTTTTTTCCGGTCTATATTTTGCAAGATGGTGTTTTGATTGATCAAAAATCCCCCTCATTACTTGAACCCGCTATGCAAGCCATTGCAACGTATGATCGCGCCCATGGACACTATATCGTGGGGGGATGCCGTGTCACAGCTTTGGGGCAAGAGGGACAAAAGCAAGTGTTCAGTATTCAAGAGGGAGAAGCCAATATCAATGGTTTCAAACGCAAGCGTTTGGCTGCTTTGCGCTATGAAGAACTCGAGGATTTTTCGACAAGTGCCGTTCCTAGTGAAACCCATATTTTTGCACCTCCAAAGGGCAAGACAAGCTTTACCTTTAAAACCTATTACGCTCCCATTGCTGCTGTTCATTCCCTTTTGTTGACGAAAGAAAAAACCGTGACAATAACCCGCGGTGCAGTTGCCTCCGGGCGTGATGGGGTGGCGGACAAAAGCATCACCGCTTTTATCAAAATTGTTCAAGGAACCAGGGAATTTAAAGAAGGCAAGGATTTCAAAAAAACCGGAGACACCATTGATTGGGCGCCCATGGGCGATGAACCACTCCCCGGCAGTAGTTATAAAGTGACCTATCGATACCGCGCGAGCATAAAAGCGGATAAAGTAACAGCGCAGGAAATCACCGTCTCAGGAGGGGCTGAGGGAGGTGATATCATTGTAAGCTACACTTATAAACTCCCCCGCATTGACCGTATTGGTCTCAACACAGGAGGCAATGTTGTCTATATCAAAGGCGTCTCGGCAGACCAACCCATGGCACCCAGTGTCCCGGATGATGTGCTCTCCCTTGCTACCATTACCAACAATTGGCTTAGCACCCCCCAAGTGGCTAATGATGGCACGCGTGTTGCGCCTTATGATGAGATGTGGCGTTATTTTCAACGGGTGCTCTCTCTTGACCGCCTCATGCAATTAGAGCGCATTAAAAGCAATGTTGACTCTAAAGAGCCCGTTGCCAAAAAAGGCATGTTTGCAGACCCTTTTCTCGATGACAGTTACAGAGACGAAGGTTTTGAACAAACAGGAGCTATTGGTCATGGCATTTTACAGCTTGCTATTGATCCAACCTTTTACACCGCTCACCTGACCGCACCCATCACCCTTGACTGGACAAATGAAGTGATCATTGCACAAGAATTGACAACGGCTTGCGAAAAGATCAACCCCTATCAAAATTTTGCGCCTTTGCCCGGGACTGTTACCTTGAACCCCGCAACAGATTTTTGGCATGAACAGCGCACCGATTGGCTTTCAAGTGTCACCAATCAACTCAATATGGGATGGAATCGCGGGAGAACTATCCGTAACACGGAAGTACGTGATGACCTCATCAATGAGACTCGAGAGCAAATCGATTTTTTAAGACAAATTAAATTGAATTTTAAGATTGAAGGTTTTGGTCGTGGAGAAATCTTGGACAGTCTTACCTTTGATGGCGTGAATGTCTTGCCAACAAGCCGCCTTGTTGCCGATAGCAAAGGCACCCTTGAAGGGAGTTTCAAGATTCCTCCAAACATTACGGCTGGTACAAAGAATGTTATAGCACGAGGGAAAGGTGGAACAACAGCAACGGGGCTTTTTACCGGTCAAGGGGTGATTGATGTAAAGGTGATGCGACGTACCACCACAGTGAAAATATGGACACAAGTAGACCCGCAAGCCCAAGTCTTTACTCCCGATGAAACACGACAAATCACAGGGATTGATTTCCATCTTTGTAAAATAGGCAATCAAAACCATGATCTGGTGATTGATTTGGTCACTACCGAAAACGGTTATCCAACCGCTGATATTCAAGCACAAACCTCCTATTCAATGAAGGGTGCAAAGGAAGGGTGGACTGGCGCACGCTATGATGTACCCTTAACCGTCCCTGATGATCGTCTGACCGCCTTTGTCATTAAAACCGATGATGCGGATCATTCCGTATCACTGGCTAAACTTGGGGATTTTGATAAAGACAGCCAAAGATATGTCTCAAGCCACCCCTATGTGACGGGTCCGCGTTTTTCTTCTGTCAATGCGCAGAGCTGGAGCGCCCATCAAGATGAAGCATTAGCCTTTCGGGTGTTGGCTGCACGCTACAGGCAAACAGAAAAGATGGTTGATTTAGGCACCTTTGATCTTGTGGATTGTTCTGATTTGCAAGTGCGTGCAGCTGTCGAATTGCCTTCAAGCGATTGCTCTGTCATCTTTGAAATTGAACGCAACAACGGCACGATTTACCAACTGCTACCCTTTCAATTGCTAAGCCTTAGCGAATATATCAGTGAAAAGGTCAAGCTTCGCGCCATTCTTAAAGGCACAGAGAAGCTTTCACCGGTGTTATTTGCCCCGGTTCAGTTGATTGCAGGAAAGATTCATAAAACAGCAACTTATATCACGCGGGCTTTTGCCTTTGGGGAAAAGGCAAGATTGACCAGCTATATCAAAACCTTCTTGCCGGGCGGTTCCTCTTTCACCCTCGAGATGCAACTGGATGATGGTACCTTTGTCCCTTTAAAACTCGACGAAACAGAACAACTTGCTGAACCACTTTGGACAGAACGCAAATTTATCAGTGGTGACAAAACAGCACGACAAGCACGCCTTAAAATCACGCTTACCGGTGGACCTGCTGCACGCTCCATGGTGCGTGATTTTGGCGCCGGCATATTATGAGGGGAAAATGAGAGATGACAAAAACCAAAAAACTCGACATGGAATTGCCTAAAGAGGGGCGTTTTATCAGTTCTGAATTCCCTATTTTGCGTGAAAACTTGACCAAGATTGATCAGGCAATAGCGCAAGTTGAGAAAAAAATAGACGAAAAGGCACCTTTACAACACACGCATACCATAAGCGAAATCACAGATCTAGAAAGCGCTCTCAATGGTAAAATGGCAGCGGATAAAACCTTCACTTTTGCTGATTTAAGCGATATCGAGGGAGCAAAAGATGCTGCTAACAATTATGTGCTCTACAAATCAAGCAACAATAACTTTACCTTTGGCAGTGCTGTCTCCCTGTTAGGTGCGCACCAACATAAAACCGAAGATATCGTGGGGCTTGATGATTTTAGAGCCAAAATCAATCAAGATCTGACAAGCTATGGGCGCCTAGCAAATCCAAATGAATGGCGGAATTACAATAAATTTACCAGCAAAGTCACGATGAGTGGTGGCTTAGAGCTATTAGGAAATTCTCCGTTTAGCCTCACCCATAATAATGAAGTGGTCACCAACCTAAGCACAAAGGGAAGCTTGCTTAAAGGACCTTTAAAAGTCGATGGTGATCTTGTTTATACCAAGGCGCAAGTGGATGCTTTATTAGATTCTTTAATCAAAAAACGTAAAGAAGAATACGTTGAAATTACCATGCTGCAGAGTGGCAATATTCCCTGGCCTGACGGTGTCTCAGATGATACGGAAATTGAAATTACGGCTTGGGGAGCTGGCGGTAGCGGTGGTCAACGTGGAGGTGGTGGTGGCGGTGAATGTGTTACTCTAAAAATTCAAAAACGCCAATTGCAGAATAATGACGTGATAACGATAGGAAAAGGCGGATATGGAAATGGTGGGAATGGTGGCAATACATTAGTGGGGTCTGTTCTTACAGCTCGCGGGGGCAAGGGAAATAACGGTTATATTGGTGGGAATAGTGGCGGTGGTGTTTCAGGTGGTAGTGGCTCTATGTCCAACAACGAGAGTGGTTTTTCAGGAAAAAGCCATGCATGGCATGGAGGAGGAGGCGGTGGCGGTGGTACCAATAATGGTCGTGGTGGCAATGGGGGGGATAGTAGCTATGGTGGTGCAGGTGGAGGTGGTAGTGGAGGTGATGGTCGTGTACCTAATAATGGAGGGAATGGTGGAAAAAGCCAGTATGGTGGCAATGGAGGAAACGGCGCTGAATTAGGCAAAGGCGGTGGCGGTGGCGGCGGGTATCGAGATGGCGAGGATGGAACAGCAAGTGGTGCTGGACGGGGTGGAGATGGTGCAGTTAAATTAAAGGTTTTTGTATAAGTTTTTAAAGGCTTTATATGATTTTCAAAGCCTTTTTATTGATCTTTCAAAGCCCTTTTAAAGGTTTTTTTTGACTGACAGTGTCAGACTTATGAAAGGGAGCTCTTGTTGTTATGTTTTCTCCATTGATTTGGAGAGCAAAATGGCAATAGAATTTAAACTTCGTATTCACTTTATTAAGGATGGTAAGAGATCTGAGTTTTTAGCAATATTTGATCAGACAGTTATTGGTGTGGTTGTAAAATCCTTGATGTTGACGTGCAAGTTTATTCCCTCCATGAGTTTGTGCTTCTCTTTACGCATGAGTTGGAGAAACAGGATAGTGTTCGGCTTCATAAGCTTCAATTAATAATACAAGAGCCTCCATTTGATCAAATTCGGGAGTCCCCTCTTGAGGTTGATTATCAAACATTGCAGACACAATTTCTAAGGCTTCTTGATAATCTTGTTCAGTGCGAATAGGCTTGATGTTCATTTTTTAAATTTCTTTAAATGATATAATATCAATGGCATATTGTTTAAATTGTAACGGTTTTAAAATTAATTGCAAAGAAGACTATCCATGACCACACGTAATCCTAATCGTTGTCCTTCTCATCCAGGAGAAATTTTAGCTGAATCCTTAGAACATTTAAATGCAAGCAAAACCGAAATTGCTAGGATTCTTCAAATATCACGCCAGCACTTGCACGGTATCCTTAAAGGAGAACGTCCAGTCACAGCCGTAACAGCAGCTCGCATTGGTAAATTGTTAGGAAATGGACCAGCCCTTTGGCTACAGCTTCAAGCCAATTATGATACATGGCATGCCTTGAGGGACATTGATGTCTCTTCTATTCCAACACTAACAGCTAATGAAGTAGATACGCAAATGGAACATAGCCATTCGTAACCTTCTCCCCACCTTTAAAGACGAGGAGATAAAGCATGTTTCACCTTAAGCAGCTTTTACAATAGTTTTTTCTAAAACTTGCTTGGCTTCTTCAACAAGCGTTTTATAATGTTTACTCTCTTCTACTAACGTAAAGGCTTTAACAAGATGCATATGGAGAGGTCCATAAATGTAGACAGCTTTTTCAGTCGCTCCCATTTCATTCCAGTTGCTAGGAAAATCAAACCGTGTATCGCGGTCATTATCAATCAATTGATTTCTTAAATCATAAAAAGCTTTAACGAGAGCTTTTTTAAATGCGCGCACCGTGTCATTATTGCGCATATAAGTCATGAGTAAGGTTGCTTGTGGTTCATTGAGAATAGCAACTTCTCTCTTTTGACCGCCTTTACCGTCTCTTTTACTCACTTGGATTTCAAATCCAAGTGAACCAAACTCTTCAAAATCCTTACGATTATTGCGTACTAACTGTATAACTGTTTTATGCGTATTCCCCACACCCTCGGCAATTTTTAAAGAAGTTGTAACAGCAATACCAGCACTATCGATTGTTACTAAATTGTTCATGATGAACTCCTAATGGTTTTAATGTCTCTATTGACACCCCCAAGGGTGCCGGGCGTTAGAAACACGGCCATTAGTCCGTCGCTATGCCTTCCCCTCGTGAGAAGGTATTGTATAGTATAGCTACACCCGACAAAATCGTTATATGCCAATAATAGCATAAAAGACAATCAGTATTTTAAATGCATGGGAGAGATCTTACGTGACCTATCCGCTAATGGTTTAGTGTTTCTAGCACTTGTGATTCAGGTAACATGAGGGTTTATTAGTGTCAATATACTTTTAAAAAATTATTTCACATATTGTTGTTTTCAAAGGATCGCATTTGAAATGCTACCCTTTACTATTCACTCGCATTTGAAATGCGAGTGAACCAAAATCCTGATGATTTGCTGTTTTAAAGGGTGCGATTTCAAATCCAACCCTCATTTTTCCCCATTCATTTCTAGCCAATATTTCAAAGGAGTATAAAATGGCAACAGGTTTTTTACACGGTGTTGAAGTCGTTGAGGTTGACGACGGCACCCGCCCCCTTCGTGCAGTTCAGTCTGGCGTTATCGGAATTGTTGGCACAGCACCCGATGCCGATGAACAAGCCTTTCCTCTTAACACACCGGTTTTGGTAGCAGGCTCTCTTTCACAAGCCGCAAAACTGGATAGAACAGGAAAACGACGCGGTACATTACCCAATGCCCTTGATCTCATTTTCAAGCAAGTGGGCGCAATTGTCGTTGTCGTACGCGTGCAAGAAGGTGACAACGAAAATACAACACTCACCAATATTCTAGGTGGTGTGAACGCAAATGGCGCTTATGAAGGTGTTCATGCTTTCATTGGAGCACAATCCATTGTAGGACAAACACCACGCATTCTGATTGCTCCAGGATTTACGAATAAGCGTACTACAACTGATTTATCAATAGAAGGACTTGATTATCAAGACGAACCACTTGTGACAGTTGAAAGTTATGGGATAGCAGCAGAATTGATTGGCATTGCCGAGCGTTTGCGCGCCATTGTGGTGCTTGATGCACCCAACACAACAGATGAAGCAGCTCTTAGCACAGCAAAGGATTTTGATTCAAAGCGCGCCATTCTCATTGACCCGTTTGTAAAGGTGAATCGTGATGGCAAAATCATAGAAGAACCAGCAAGTGCAGCGGTTGCTGGTGTCATTGCCAAAACGGATTTTACCCATGGCTTTTGGCATTCCCCTTCCAATAAAGTGATCAATGGCATTGTGGGAACTGCGCGCCCCATTGATTTTTCCATTGGGGACAGATCAAGCCGTGCCAACCTTCTCAATGAACAAAACATCACAACCATTATTCGCGAAAATGGCTATCGTCTCTGGGGAAATCGCACGCTCTCAAGCGATACAAAATTTGCTTTTTTATCCGTGGTGCGCACCGCAGATATGATCAATGATGCTATTTTGCGCGGACACCTATGGGCTGTCGACCGCAATATCAAAAAAACGTACATGCATGATGTCAGTGAAAGCGTTAATGCCTATTTGCGTGATTTGAAAGCACAAGGCGCTATTCTTGGTGGGCGTTGTACACCTGATCTAGAGCTTAATACAGCAAGCGCCATTGAAAGCGGCAGAGTCTATTTCAATGTGGAATTTACCCCGACAACACCCGCAGAACACATCACGTTCCGTTCACAAATCATCAATGATTACCTAGAGGAGATCTTTTAATGACAGTACCTGTTTTACCAAGAGTTTTGAAATATTTTAACATTTTTGTCGATGGCATTCCCTATCAAGCAAAATGTGAAAGTGTCACCCTACCGAATTTGAGTTTGGTCGTTGAAAATTATCGCGGCGGCGGCATGGATAGCTCTATTGAAGTTGATCTTGGTCTTGAAACTCTCACGCTTAGCATGACCATTTCTGATTGCTCTCCAGAATTAATGGCACTGTTGGGACGCACGGATGTCAACATCTCATTGCGCAGTTCAATGCAAGCGCAAGGCACACCCGCAGAAGGTGTTGTCATGACCATGAGAGGACTTTGCAAAGGCTTTGAAATGGCAGAATGGCAACCGGGAGGCAAAGCAACTTCTACAGCAACATTCACATTGCAATATTTCAAATATGTCCAAAAGGACGTTGAAATTGTTGAGATAGACGTCCTCAATCTCATCAGAAAATTCAATGGCGTCAATCAACTCGCAGGCCACAGAGAAAACATAGGATTATAAAATGACTATACAACAAAGTGTTACCCATCAATTGCTTATCCCTATTACCTTTGAAGGAAAAGAGCACACCACAATTACCTTACAGCGCCCCAAAACAAAAGATTTGCAAGCCATTGATAAAAAAGAAGGCGTAGAGCAAACAATCGCTATGATCGCACGCCTTTCTGGATGGCCGCATGAGGCTATCAGTGAACTCGACATCAATGATTTGTCAAGCATTGGAGAGATCTTGGAGTCTTTTATCAAACGGCGGGATACCTCGACTGGGAAACCGCCGCAAAACTGATAGCCGATATTGCCATTGTGTTCCATTGGTCCCTTTCAGAGATGATGGAAATGGAACCACAAGAACTCATATTCTGGCGAAAACAAGCAGCAGAAAGGTATAAGACAAAATGAGTGAAAAAGTTGCTGATGCAAAGGTGAAATTGTCTCTTGAAGACGAACTCACCGCACCTCTTAAACGTGTACAAAAGCAATTTGATACATTGTCAAAAAAATTATCCCATAGTTTGGGTATTCCGCGCTTTTCTGCTGCTGTACAAAACATGACAAAAAGTCTTCATGGTGTTCAAGGTGCTCTTAGCACAGCGGCAAGTCGTGCTTCGGTCTTTACCGGTGTCTTAGGGCTTGCTGGAGGTGGTCTTGTGGCAAGTGTAACTGCCCTCACCATGAAAACCATGCATCTGGGCGATAGTCTTCACCATGCCTCACACCATTTAGGTATGAGTGTTGCATCACTTCAATTATGGGGTGATGCCGCCGATAATTCAGGATATTCTGCCGAACTCTTTCAACAATCCTTGGCAACTTTAAATAGGCGTTCAGCCCAAGCATATGCCGGACAAAAAAGAGGCATGATGGGCTTTGACGCGCTTGGCATTTCTGTCAAAAACGCTTCTGGAAAACTCAAATCAAACTCCGTTTTGTTGGAAGAAATTACCGACAAGATGAGTAAGATGAAAAATCAAGCACAAAGACAGCATATTGCTGCTCTGCTGTTTGGGGGTGATGGTAAAGAGATGGCATCCATGCTCTCACAAGGCATGGCGCCCATCAAAGAGCTGTTTGCAAAAGCGAGAAAAGGAAAATGGCTGATAGGTGCCGATGTTGCACGCTATGCCGCAGATTTGAGTGACAAGCTTGGTGCCTTTAAGAAAAAAATAGGGGGTATCGCGAGCTTTATTGGTGCACGTTTCATGCCCGTGATCAATGATATGGTTGACGGTTTTTCAAAGTTGATTGATGAAAACCGTGACCTTATTCAAACAACCGTTGCGCGCTGGGCGAAAACCTTAAGAAAAGTCTTACAAGATTTGCTTAATCCTACCTCTGATTTAAGAAAGGGCATCAGTGATCTCACAGAGAGGATTAAAGGCTGGTTTCGATGGCTAGAACCTCTGATTGGTGAAATAACTCTTTTCAAGGTGGGGCTTGTAGCTCTTGGTTCCTTCATTTTTGGTCCACTCATTGCCGCATTAGCAGCCGTGGGAGCTGCTTTTGTTAGCCTTGGTATCACAATCATGACGACGCCTATTGGCTGGATCATTGGTGGTATTACAGCTCTTGTTGCTGCCGGATATTTGCTCTACAAAAATTGGGACAAAATCAATGGCTGGCTGCTTACATCACTAGCCATAGTAAGCGCAGTTTTTATCAGGCTTGCTTTTGCTCTTTCAGGACCAGTGCTTGCGGCCTTCACTTCCGTTGGTTCTAAAATTACCGGTCTGGCTGTAAACCTTGGAAAATCCCTGCTCTCAAAAATAGTCGCAGCAGATAAAGCTTTTATTAGATTTTCTGCTACTCTGGGAAGATCACTGCTTTCAGCATTAGCCTCAGCTGCTTCCGCAGTTGCCAGTCTTGCTTTAACTCTTGTAGGTACACTGATTTCGGCAATAACTGCCGTTGGTTCTGCTTTTATATCGCTTGGTGTTGCTATCATGACCACACCTATTGGCTGGATACTTGGCGGTATTGCAGCTCTTGTTGCTGCCGGATATCTGCTCTACAAAAATTGGGACACAGTCATAAGCTTTATAAGCAAGTTATGGGATTCTTTTGCAAGCTTATGTAGTAATGCTTTCAATAACCTCTTTGCGCTCTTTAAAAACTTTTCACCACTCTCTTGGATTTCGAAAAAAATCAATGAACTCATTGAATGGCTGTTCGGTGTCGATTTAATGGCCGCAGGAACCAATCTGATTAACGGACTTTGGGAAGGTATCAAAAGCAAATGGAACGCTCTGTCTGACTGGCTTAGCGGCATGATGCGTAAATTAACCAGTTGGATGCCAAATTGGATGAAAGAAAAGTTAGGGTTTAATGTTTCAATCAACAAAACTTCAACGGAGACCATTAAAACCTTTACCGAAGAAACCAATACACGAGCAAAAAAAATGCTCGATACAGCCGTGGTTACAAATACCCCCCCTGAAAAACGCAAGAGTGGTTTTAATACAGGCATAGTCGAAGCAGGACAAATGCAGGCTACAAATACAAAAGTGGGCGCCTTCAAAGCTCCCAAGCCCATTACGGTTCATAAGCCAGTAGAAATCGATGCCCGCGTGATGATTTCAAATTTAAATATTTCCGTCCCCAATGGTTTAAAGGACGAAATCCGCGCCGCTGTCAATCAAGCCCTTGAACGCTATGCCAAACAGCAACGCTTGGCTATCGCCTCTAGCCTTTCGGATTAAACATCATGATGTTAGCTTTGGGTGGTTTTATTTTTTCCATTGAAACGGCCGCTTATCAAACCCTTGACATGTCTTATGGCATTCCATGGGTGGAGCAAGGGCGATTGGGGCGCAAAGCAGCACTTCAATTGCCTGCCGTTGCAAATGCGGAATTTTCTTTAACCGGTGTGATCTATCCAGATTTTAAAGGCGGTCACGGACAAATCGAGTATTTGCGACAAATGGCACATAATGGTCCTCATATCCTTGTGACGGGTCAGGGGAAAATTTTAGGAAAGTTTGTCATTCTTTCTGTAGAGGAAAAACAAAGCATTTTTCACCAAAATGGGACCCCCAAAAAACAAGAATTTACAATAAAGTTGAGAGAATATGGTGAAGAGCTATGAGTGATCTTTACGTGACAAAAGAAGGCGATATGGTTGATGCCATTTGCTGGAGATACTATGCCAAGGGTCAACAAGCCCTTGCTGTTGAACGCGTTTATGCAGCAAACTTTGGTCTTGCAGACTATGGACCCATCTTAAAAGCAGGCATCACAATCGTTTTGCCAATCCTTCCCTATCCTAAAGCCACACCGGTCATTAGAATTTGGGGCAGTCAATCATGAAACCTTTTTGCACAGTGATGGCAAATGGAGAGGACATCACAAGAACGCTGATGGACTATGTTTTGTCGATTGAAATTACGGATGAAGCAGAAGACAAAAGTGACCGCATCACCATAGAGCTTGATGACCGTGCCCGTGAGTGCGACAATGGCTTTCTTGATATCCCTCTCATCGGAACAATCATTTCTGTCACACTTGGCTATGAAGGCGGTAAAAACCGCGATATGGGAGCCTATCTGATTGATGAAATCTCTGTAAGCAGCCCCCCACAAAGTTTAAGCGTGACAGGACGCGCCGCCTCTATGAACACGTCTTATAGAACACCCAAAAGCCAATCCTATCACCAACAAACCCTTGGCAATATTATTCAAGAGATAGCAGAGCGCAATGGCTATACACCAAAAGTTGATCCTGCTCTTGCAAAAATTGTTGTGCGTCACATTGATCAAACTTCTGAGAGCGATATGGCTTTTGCCACACGCCTTGCAGAAGACTATGATGCGGTAGCAAAACCCGTTGATGGCAAACTTGTTTTAGCTAAACGGGGCGAAGGCAAAGCCATCACTGGTGAAACACTCCCCGTTGTTGTTATCCATGAGAAACTCTGCAGCTCTTGGGATTTTAAATACAGCGCACGGGATGAAGCAGGAGCAGCCAATGGCTTAGCAACAGAGGCAGGAGATGATCAAAAAGCCGCCGCTGATGCACGAGAACCAGAAGAAGTTGAAGAAGGCGAAGATGTTATCCATATGGACGAAAGTGACGCCCCCAATTTGCCTAAAGCAGAAACGGAAGCCAAAACACCTGAAAATCAAGAGCAAGATGAAGAGAAAAAAGGCGGTGTACTTGCAAGCTATCATGATATCCGTACTGGTGAAAAAAAGGAAGTCAAGGTTGGCAAAGCACCGTTTCATGAACTCAAATACACCTACCACAATCAATCAGAAGCTGTTGCAGCCATTGCGGCTTATCGCAATAAATCATCGCGTGGGAAATCTTCTTTCTCATGTGATATCGGAGGTGATCCCTTTGTGCAAGCAGAAGCCAAGCTTGTTCAAGAGCCCCCTTTCCGCCCCTATATTCCAGCAGAATGGCGCATAAAAAGCGTTAAACACAAGCTTGATAAAACAGGTGGTTATACCACAAAAATAGATTGCGAGCTTTTTGATGAAACCCAAGAAGATGCGGCTGGAAACGTTGCAAACACCACACCAGATAAAGATGATACCCTTGATCCAAACGCCCCCCCTAACGCATGTGATGAAGGCGAAGGCGTAATCCATATGGATGAGGAAGATAGATAAATCAAATTAGCAAAAATGTAAAAAATCTCGAAAGCCGCTTGACAATGTAGCGACAATATGAATAATCGAATCAGGTGCCTCAAAAACACCTTGACGATAAGCGGGTGGATTGCCGAAACAGTCTTTTTTCCGCAGATTAAAAGCTTTGACTCATTATATGCGTATAGCATATAAATGGCTTGTCGGGTGTGGTTATGCTATACAATACCCCTTGGGGGAAAGCATAACGACGGACTTATCGCCGTGTTTTTGAGCACCCGGCACTCTTTTATCGAGTGTCAATCAAAAACATTTAACGATAAGGAGTTCTCATGAACACTCTTATTCCGATATCGGAACAAACTGTTGGACAGGAAACTGTTCAAACTGTTAACGCACGTGATTTGCATGTATTTTTGGGAATTACATCAAAGTTTGCAGACTGGATTAAAAATCGCATTAAAGAATGTAATTTTCGAGAAAATATAGACTTTATAGGTTTTTCTAAAAATTTAGAAAAAGGTGGGCGTCCAAGCATAGAATACCACATTACCTTAGACATGGCTAAACACCTTTCTATGATAGAGAGGAATGAGAAAGGACATGAAGCTCGTCAATATTTTAATTTTTTATTTGACAACATGTCAATATTATGTCTATTGTCGAATCAGGTGCCTAAGAAACACCTTAAATGCATAGCGGATGGATTGCCGAAACAGTTTATTTTCCGCACATTAAAGGCTTTGACTCATTATATGCGTGTGGCATATAGTGGTTTTGTCGGGTGTAGTTACGCTATACAATACCCTTATGGGAAAAGCGTGACGACGGACTATGCACCGTGTTTCTTAGCACCCGGCACTCTTTTTGAGTGTCATTAAGAAACGTCTAACTGCATAGGAGTTCACATGAACACTCTTATAGAAATATCAGAACAGGTTATTGATCAAGAAACTGTTCAAACGGTCAATGCGCGTGATTTGCATGCATTTTTGGAAATAAAGTCTGAATTTAGAAATTGGATTAAAAACCGCATTAAAGAATGTAAATTTCAGGAAAATATAAACTTTGTAACTGCGGTAAATTTTTACCGGGGTGGAAAAGTGAAAGAATACCACATTACATTAGACATGGCTAAACACCTTTCTATGATAGAGAGGAATGAGAAAGGACATGAAGCACGTCAATATTTTATCAAATGTGAACGGCTTTTGAAACAAGTAGCAACACCACAAGTTGACTACTCCAAACCTGAAGCATTACTTGGTGTCTTGAATCATTTGCAAAGCCAAATCGAGCAAAAGGATAACACCATTGCCGAATTGACTCCAAAAGCAGAGGCTTTGGAAGGTTTAAAACGTTCGGATGGGCTGTTCGGTCTTATTGAAGCAGCGAAGATGCTTGAAGTACGACCAAAGGATTTAACGGATTATTTTTATAAAAATATTACATTGCAACTTGACAATGTGGCAACAATATGAATAATCGAATCAGGTGCCTAACGAACACCTTAAACCAATAGCGGATAGATTGCCGATACAATCTTTTCTCCGCACATTAAAGACTTTGACTCATTGTATGCTACGTGCATATAATAATGTTGTCGGGTGTGGTTACACTATACAATACCCTAACGGGGAAAGTGTGACGACGGACTATTGGCCGTGTTTGTTAGCACCCGGCACTCTATTTAGAGCGTCATTAACAAACATCTAACCAATAGGAGTTCATGATGAACACTCTTATAGAAATATCAGAACAAGTCATTGATCAAGAGACTGTTCAAACGGTCAATGCGCGTGATTTGCATGCATTTTTAGAGATAAAAGCCCGCTTTAATGACTGGATTAAAAATCGCATTAAAGAATGTAAGTTTCAGGAAAATATAAACTTTATAACGCTTACTAAAAATTTAGTAAACGGTGGAAAGGTAAAAGAATACCACATTACATTAGACATGGCTAAACACCTTTCCATGATAGAGAGGAATGATAAAGGACATGAAGCTCGTCAATATTTTATCAAATGTGAACGGCTTTTGAAACAAGTAGCAACACCACAAGTTGACTACTCCAAACCTGAAGCATTACTTGGTGTCTTGAATCATTTGCAAAGTCAAATCGAGCAGAAAGATCATGTTATTGCTGAATTAGCGCCAAAAGCAGAAGCTTTGGAAGGCTTAAAACGTTCGGATGGGCTGTTCGGTCTTATCGAAGCAGCGAAGATGCTTGAAGTACGTCCAAAAGATTTAACCGATTACTTACGTAAACACGATTGGGTCTATCGACGTGCTCCGAGTGGCCCACTGTTACCTTATCAAGATAAGATAAAGAAAGGTTTTATGGACTGTCCTGCTATCACCATTCAAAGACCGGATGGTACAGAAAAGGTGCTCCCTTCAACAAAAATTACACCAAAAGGATTAGCTTGTTTGAGAGAACAAATCCATGGAGGTGTGCAATGAAGATAGACACCAACTTCTTATGCGATTTGTGGATGGCATTGTTTCAGTTTTCTAATGATGAAAATATCAACGAAAAAGAGTGTACAGCTCTGGTTGACATCATGAGTCTGGTAGAAAAGGTTTTAGTTTTAAAACTCCAAGATGATGTACCGAATATTGTTAAGATTTTAGCAGTTCTAACAGATTTTGGCGATTCAGAGTTACCACATAGCATGGATTCTTTGTTGCGCGCTTATGAACCAGATTTGGATAACCCTATTAAAAAGGTTGCTTAAGTAAATATATACTCCCTCCTCGTTCTCAAAAATGGGGAGGGGATTAAGAGGCTTCTTCTAAAGCTTTTTGCTCCTTACAATTCTTTTGAATAGGTGTTAAACTCATTTGTAAATCTAATGCACTTAACACACTAAGAAAAGTAGAAAGCCGTGGATCACCTTTATCGCTTAAAGAACGATAAAGAGACTCTCTTGATAGTCCAGTATTTTGAGCGATTTTACTCATTCCTTGGTTTTTTGCTATTATACCAAGAGCATGAGCAAGATACTTACTATCTTTGCTTTCAAGAGCATCTTCTAAAAGAATCCTTTGTGTCTCAGGTGTCTTGAAATATTCACTTGTGTCAAATTTAGTAATTTCCATGTTTCATTTCCTTTACTAATTGAAGAGCTTTTTCGATATCCTTTTGTTGTGTAGATTTATCACCAGCATTTAATAACAAAATGATTTGTTTACCTTGTTTTACAAAATAGATTCTATAGCCAGGACCATGATGTATTTTTAATTCTCCAATTCCACGGAAAAATTTTACATTTCCAAGAAATCCCGTTTCTATTCTTGCTATGCGTTTAACAATATGTGCTTGCGCAATCTCATCTTTTAAAGAATCTAACCATTTTATAAAATGCTCTGTTTTGTATATTGTAAACATCTGTAACTTATAAGATACAATTTCTATAATGTCAAATACATTCTTTTGTTCCAATGAAAAAGCTACATAGGTTTTAACAAGCCAACCTTCCGAATGGGAAAGAGGTCAATTTTTAAATCCAGCTCTGCTTTTTGCAGGGCTTTTTTTATGGAGAAGCATATGAGAACAATATCACAAGAAGGACTAGCACTGATTAAACAATGGGAAGGTTTGCGTTTGAATGCCTATAAAGATGCCATTGGGGTATGGACAATCGGTTATGGACATACAAACAATGCCGGAAAACCTTTTGTTTACAAAGGCATGGCAATCACTGAAAAACAAGCTGAAGAACTTCTTTGCCAAGATTTAAGACAATTTGAAAATACCGTTGAACAAGCGGTTCAAGTTTCCTTAACGGATGAACAATTCGCGGCATTGGTCTCCTTTTGCTATAATGTAGGAACAACAGCTTTTTGCAATTCGACCTTGTTAAGGAAACTCAATAGTGGCGATTATGAAGCGATCCCAACCGAATTACAGAAATGGACCAAAGCCGGTGGTAAGCGCTTACAAGGTCTTGTACACCGGCGTGCAGCTGAAGCAGGATTATGGGCGAAAGGTGCTTTTGTTTCCTCGAATTACCAAACCGTAGAAACGCAAGCACCAACAGGGCTTTTCAAAGCCGAAGCCCTTGCACCAGTCATTGGTTCTTTTTCTGGGCTTGGTGGCTTATTAGCCGGCAATGGTCCAGTGCAATGGGCGCTCGCCACTATCATGGTTTTAGCCGCCTGTGCTGGCATTTTCTTTGTTGCTAAACGTTTTCAGGAACACCGTTTATGATCTTATGGATGAAAAGAAATCTACTATTAACAGGCGCGGCTCTAGCTGCTTTTTTTATGGCTTTGGCAAAAGCTTTTACCCTTGGAAAAAAAGCAGAACAGCAAAAGCAAAAAGAAAAAACCCTAAAGGCAGCAACAACACGGCTGGAGGTGGAAAATGAAGTTAATCAGAAAAGTGATACTGATGTGCGTGCTGCTCTCTCTCGTTGGTTGCGGAACAAATAAGTATGTCTCTTGTGTTGGTTGGTTACCAATTTATTTAGAGAGGCAAGATGTTGACGTCATCAGTTCCAATTTAGCAAGAGAGATCTTAAAGCATAACAAGCAGGGCGAACGTGTGTGTGGGTGGAAACATGGCTAGGAAAAAAACACAAGACGATATAGAGCTTACAGAAGGAGAAAAAGAAATCCTTCAAGAAATTATCATGACCTACAAAAGTATAAAAGTGATGTCACGTTATACAAAATGGATTGTACTCATTATACTCTTATTAGCGCTTGATTTTTCACGTCTTATAGATGCTGTAGGAAATATTTTTACACAAAAACCAAATATCCGACTCTAAATACATTCTCAGATGTGCGAAACTGTTTAGCAAATGAATTATCAATTTCGCACGTCTCACAGATACGAGAGATAATGTCGTTGCACATATGAAACAGTGGTTTTCAAAAAATTGAAAAATTATCATAAACGCAGTTCAGAATGTGAACCAAGCCGCAAAAGTTCTAAAGTCTCATCATCAGGCTTTCGATAGATCAAAACTAAATCTGGTTTAATATGGCAATCACGACAGTTTCGCCATTGCCCTGTTAGTGCGTGATCTCTCCACTGCACTTTTAGGAGCTCGTTTTCCGCTAATGCTTTGATCACAAGTAGCAAATCTGTCTCTTCTGTCTCTAATGTATCAGCATATCGCCCTTTACTTTCACGTTTCAGATCACACCGAAAAGATTTAGTATAAACAATTTCCCGCATAGCTAACCAAAGTCACTTTGCAGACTTACATACTTCGGCTTTATCATCACGAATCATGGCTCGCAAACCATCTAATGACGTACGTTCGACACGTCCCATTTCAGCATCCTCGATAGCCTGTAATGTTTCCAGATTGGGTTGAAATAGATCAAGCGGTAATGCTCTATCTCTAGCAATGCGGGTCATAAACATACGTACCGCATCTGATACAGTTAAGCCCGTGGATTTGATTACTGCGCTTGCAACTTCCTGAACTTCATCAGGTATGCGTGCTTGAATTTTACCCATTCGCTTAAACCTCCTATCTGTTTGTACTACAATGTACTACATCTAAAGATTATGTCAAGCGATTTATCCAATAATCCCCTCCCCGCTTTTGAAACGGGGAGATGAAATCGCTTTTAAAACTAAGCAGCTTTCGTAACAGATGTTGCTAAAACCTGCTTAGCTTCTTTAATAAGAGCTTTATATTTTCTATTCTCTTCATCCACTCTAAAAGCATCAATAAGACGAACATGGATAGGACCTAAAAGATATAAAGCTTTTTCACCAGCATTCATACCCTCCCAATGGCTTGGCAAATCAAAGCGTCTATCAACATCATACTCAACAGATTGACTTTTTAACTTTTTCTCACACTCAATAAAGTAACGACGAGCTTGCCTGCCTTTCTCATTGCGTTCAACCATTGAAAGCTCTTTTGCCATGTCTAGAGTAAGATGATATTCGATACTTGGACGACCGCTTTTAGGTTTTACTCTTTTTTGAGTAAAACTCATAAAGTCTTGATTTTCTTGAGGGGCATTAGGTTTCGCTAAAATTTTAGCGAAACTTATAAAGTCCTTATTTTCTAAGAATCCGTAGTCCTCAATGCGATTTTTTATCCAATCTCTAAAATTAGATTTAACTTCCAAAAATGTATGCAACTCACGTGCATTTACTGTCTGAACAGCTTCCTGATCAATTGTTTGTTCCGTAATTTTTATAAGAGTGTTCATAACGAACTCCTATCGATTAGAGGTTTCTTATTGACATTCCAGAGGAATGCCGGGCGCTAAGAAACACGGTCGATAGTCCGTCGCTATGCTTTCCCCATAAGGGTATTGTATGGCATAGCTACACCCGACAAAACCTTTATATGCTACACGCATACAACGAGTCAAAGTCTTTAAGGCGCGGAGAAAAGATTGTTTCGGTAATCTATCCGCTATCGATTCAAGATGTTTCTTAGGCACCTGATTCGACAATAGACACATTGTTATAAGCCTGTCAAGTCGCTCCTGTTATAAATGCAGCCCACTGTTCCATAAGGGTATGTCGTTGTTCTAAAAAATCTGTCCGCATATAAGCTTTTGTCACTGAACTCCCAACTGAATGCGCAAGAACAGTTTCAGCAATCTCAAAGGGTGTTGACGTTGTTTCTGCTATCCAGTCACGAAGACTAGATCTGAAACCATGGGGTCTATAATCAAAACCTTTGTCTTTCATGAATTTAGAAAGTGTTACATCAGATATAGGCTTTCCAGAACTCCCAGCAAATAAAAAACCATTCTTTTCAAAGGGGAGGGATTTCTCAATCATTTTCAAAGCTTCATGACTTAATGGCACGCGAAAATCTGAAACTTTCCCTACAATACCCTTCATATTTTCTTTGGGTATCGTCCATATATCTTTATCAATTTGTTCGAGGCGCAAATAGCGCAATGGATACGACCGTACTCCAGTCAAAATCAAGAGCTTCAGTGCTAAATTTGAAAGAATCTTATCATCCAAGCTTTGATAAAATGCCGGAACCTCTTGCCATGGCATAGCAGGAATATTTGTTGATGTAGCACGGGGTTTTCCTAAAAGGGCGCGTGCTTTCATACAAGCTTGTAAATCAACGTCCAAACCAAGAGCCGCAGCATATTTCAAACAAATGTTAATACGGTTTAACGCTTTTCGTGCTGTGTCTGCTTTTTCATGCCAAAGAGGAGCAAGAACATTGCGAATGATATTGGCTGTTAATTTTTCTATAGAGAGGCTGCCTATGTGTGGAATAACATGCAATTCCAGCGGAGAAAACCAACGCCCATTTTTGCCTTCATTTTTTAATTCGGCTTTTTTACTTTCAAAAGCCGCTGTTGCAATCTCACTGAATATGTTGCTTTGCTGTTTTAAGACGGTTTGTTCTCGAAAGACAATAGGGTCATTGCCTTCTCTGAGAATAGCACTATAATGCTTGGCAAGTTCGCGCGCTTCTTTTAGAGAAAGTTGTGCGACTGGACCGAGCCCCATTTCACGGCGTTTGTTATGGTATGTATAACGAAAGAACCAAGAGCGCGTATTGTCTTTTCGAACATTCAACCACAGCCCTGCCCCATCACAATATTTACCCTGAGAAGCAGACTTGACAAGTAATGCTGATAATCGATGAATCCCCCTCACTTAATTTCCCTTCTCGTCCACCTTTTCACACATTGCTCGTCCACCTTTTTGGGTCCACCTTTTGGACCACCTTAATTTTTTGATTTGAGATTTTTTCTTTAATTCTTAATTTTTTTATTGGAACATAAAAAATTATAGACATCAATATGCTCTTGCACACTTGATACAACTTGATTCTTGTTGCTAAAGCCCTGTCTGCCGCGTCTGGGCACCACTTCTTTTATTGAGCATTTGTTTTTATATATCTTTTTAAAACATGCGGAATGCATAAATAAAAGTGATGGAATAGGATTTTCGAATACAGCTCTATAGAGTACCTTCTTTTTTGCCAACTTTTTCTAATAATTTTTTGAATGCTGCTAAATCCTGTTGTGACAAACATTTCAAATTTCTAAAAAACATGCCAACAATTTCACGACTAAATGAATCAGAAGATTTGATTGTGAAGTTCTTTCGACACAGGCATCAGCTTCTTTTTTTAAGAGAGAGGCCATAGCTTTATCTAAGCTATAAAACTCTATGATCTTTTCTTCCATTCCTACTGGAACGGATTTCTTGCCAATTTCTACAGAAGATAAAAAGGCTACAGATACGCCTGGTTTATCAGCCATATCTAAGAGGCGTTCTGAGTGATCAATGCGAAGCTTGCGTAAAGTTTTGCCAAATGATGTAAGCATCTAGAAAGTCCTGTTAAAAGAAGAAATATCTCTTGTGATTCTAGCAAATATTTTTGAGATTTTCTCAATTATTACGAATCAGAACTTCTTTTGAGGTGTTTTTTTGAGAGCTTTTGTAAAAGATTTTGGGGAGCTAATTTTTTGAAAACAACTGCTTTAAATGTGCAATGACATCATCTATCGCATCTATGAGGCGGGCAAAATCGAGGATAAGCAAAAAAAGAAAAAATGCACTCCACTTCATAAAGCTAGACATTACTTTCACACTTTGGTAGGTAATGATCATTTCTTGAAGCATTACTTTTTCTGCTTCTGTGAGCTCTGTGTGTTTTTCAGCTTTTTTTCTTACCATGTTTCCACCCACACAAGCGTTCTCCCTGCTTATTATGTTTTAAGATCTCTCTTGCTAAGTTTGAACTGATCACGTTCAGATCTTGCTGATTTAAATAAATGGGCAACCAACCAACACAAGAAGAAGCATATTTATGGATCCCGCAACCAGTCAGAGAGAGCAACACGCACATCAACATCAGTTTTTTTGTTAACTTCATTTTCCACCTCAAACCGTGCTGTTATTGTCTTTAAAATATTTTCTGTTTGCTTTTGCTGTTCAGCCTTTTTTCCAAGAGTGAAAGCTTTGGCTAAAACTATAAAAAAAGCGGCTAAAACCGCACCTGTTAGCATCAGATTTTTTTTCATCCATAAGATCATAAACAGTACTCCTGAAAGCGCTTAGCAACAAAGAAAATACCAGCACCCGCTGCTAAAACCATAATAGCAGCGAAAGCGCATTGGATGGGACCATTGCCAGCTAAAAAACCACTAAAACCTGAGAAAGATCCAATGACTGGTGCAAGGGCTTATGCTTTGAAAAGCCCTGTTGCATGCTTTTTTTCTACCGTTTGATAGTTGGAGGAAACAAACGCGCCTTTCGCCCACAACCATGCCTCTACTGCACGACGGTGTACGAGATCTTGTAAACGTTTTCCACCTACTTTGGTCCATTTTTGTAATTCGGCAGGTACCGCTTTATAATCGCCTTGGTTGAGTTTTTTAAGTAATGTAGAATTTTGAAAAGCTAAGATCCCTATATTATAATAAAAGGAAACAAGAGCACCAAATTGCTCATCACTTAAGTCAATATAAACCGTTTTTTCTACAGCTTGTTCATATTGCCGCAAATCTGCTACAAGCATGGTTTCAGCTTTTTTTCTGTAATCATCATGCTTTCAATAACTGTTGGTTTACCAGCTTTCCCCGTATGTCCATAGCCAATAGTCCAAACTCCAGAGACATCTTGATAAGCCTGTAATCGTAAACCTTCCCACTTTTTTAAACAGTATAAACAGTCTTCACTTATTTTCCGTGCCATTGCTTTATTCCATCCTATAAATATACCTTTATAAGTACTGCTCCGTCACCGCCATCGCCGCTTGATGAGGCTGTTGCATCTTTACCAGGGAAATATCTACCGCCACCGCCGTGACCACCATAACTACCTTTGCCAACCCACATACTATTTCCCCCCTCGCCTTCACCCACTCCACTATCGTGGCCACCTCTTCCACCGCCACCGCCAAAATACTGTTTCCACCGCGTCCACCAGTGCCATTAACTGCTCTGCCATTCTTACCATCATTACCGCTTCCGCCAAAACCGCCGCCACCGCCGCCTCCATAAACACTGGTACCACCAATAACCACCACTGCCCCCCAGCTGCCACGACTACTCCAGTTACCAGAGGCATCATGTCCTCCTCTACCTCCATTTCTAATCAAGGCTAACGACGGTATAAACTCTATACGCGTTTTGCCATCACCATTCTTATGGGCTTCTTTATTCAT